AGCTTTTGTATTCCTTTATATTTCTGTGCTTTCGTACATTACTTATCCGATGCTCTCTGATTAAAAAAATAACTATTCAGTCCTTGTCATGAGCTCTGAATAGTTATTTCGAGTGGAAGCAAGGGGGCTCGAACCCCACTCTATTCCTCTTACTTTCCGCATATTTACTGGCTTTCTAGGTGTTTTTTGTTGATTACTTTTGACTACTTTCGCAAAAATAGTAGTCAAATCACCTTGCCTGTAAATCTGGTATACTACTCAAAATAGACGATTTCTTTTCAATGGTTTTCCTGTTCCTATGATAGTGTATTTCTGATGTCATAATATCTGTATGCCCCATCTGATCCATAACAAGTCTCTTATCCACATTGTTATCCATAAGAATAGTTCCATATGTCTTTCTTACTTTGTGCGGTGGCTTTGGATAAATTTTCAATTTCCTGCAAAGCCTTTTCTGCCTTTGTCTAACCGCCTGTGCGGTGATCCTAATATCATTTTTGGTAAAAATGTAATCTCCAAACGGATTCATGTGTTTTATTTTATCGCAAATCCATACATAATCACTTGGTATAATTGCTGTTCTGATTCCTGCCTTGGTTTTAGGATACTCTTTTACTTCAACAACATTGTTTCCGTTTTCATCTTTATACTTCGTCTCCGTTCTGCGAACGTTAAAAGTATTATCAGAAAAATCGGAATGCCTTAATGTTACAACTTCTCCGATACGTACGCCAGTTAAAAACATAAGCAATATCGCAACATTAGAAGTATCAAGGTGGCTGACAAGATACTTAATCATTACATCAGTTTCATATTCGTCGAATACTTCTTCATAGTCTTCTTTTATTACTTTTTTAAAATCACTATCAGATACGTCAAGATTATCAAACAGTTCTACGATATTAAAATCAATAAGTTTGCGTTTTTTCGCTCTTTTAAGAAATGTTCTTGTAATTCCTTTTAGACCGGAAAATGATTTAGGTGTCAACTCTTTATCGGCAATTTCTTCCTCTAAAAAATCCCCCCATTCATCTTCTGATATTGATTTTATTCTTCGCTTTCCCAACTCTCCATAGTGTCTGAGAAAATATCTCTCGTCTCTGTCGTATGTTGCTTTACATATCTTTTTAAGAGACAATCTCCGGTCTTCACATTCGTAAAACACTTCTGTAACTGTTGGATTTTGCTCTTTTTGGTAGTAAAACTCAATAACTTCTTCTTTGAGATCTTCCTCGCTTTTCTTTTTTACAAGTCTCCTTCCTTTTTCTTCATCTGGCAAATAAGTTCTCCAGTATCCGTCTTTGCCTTTGTTGATTGCGTATTGGTGTTTCTTCAGATACTCCTCTTTCTTTTTCATTTCAATGCTTTTTTGCAAAGATTCCGTGTCAATCATACCATTGCTAACGGCATATTGCAATATTTCCATATCAGAAAGTTCCAAATCTATCACCTTCTAACCGCTTAAGTTTATTTTTTATAGACCTTACTCTTCTTTCTACAGTAGTTACAGAAATGGAATGTCTAAAGGATATTTCTTTTTGAGAAATTCCTTTAGACAAATCCCAAAACACTTTCTCTTCCTCTTCCGTGAAATTGGCGTTCCGGAAGATTTCTTCAAGTTCTGGCTTAGTCAGTTTTGACAACTTCATAAGCCAGTCTCCTTTTCTAAATTTCAGTTTTATTGTGTAATAATACGTAGTATTACACATATTTACCCAACAAAAAAACCACCGACCGATTATGGTTAGTGGTTATAATCTGCATTGTTAATAGTTATCAATGCTTTTTCAAGTTCCTTTGCTTCTTCATACCTTCTTTCATTGCAAAGCCGCTCGATTTTGGCTCTTACAACGATTCCGACTGTCTTAAATGCTTCTTCCGCTTCTTTTCCAGCAGACACTGAAAAAGGATGCCCGTAAGTCTCAATCGTCTGCGTAAATTCTCTATCCATGCATTCGCACCTCCCTGATATTGAGAATACTATACCACCAACCATATTCAGTTTTCAAGGTTCTCTGGCTCTATGCCGATAAATAATTGTCCAGCGCCTGCCGGACCGCCCAGGAGATAGGTCTGTCCTGCTGGTGACAGTAAGCTACCAGTTTCTCATACTGCTCCGGATCCATGCTGATATTCTCCCGGATGTTCTTCCGGATGTTCTTCTTACCTTCTTTCTTCGGTCTCGCCATACATATCTACTTTCTGTCACACAAATTTTCCGATTTTTCAGTTAACTTAACCAGCATATCAGCCTTAATCAAATCATATATAATATCTAGTGAATCTCTATAATCTTTGTATTTGCAATTTGGATTTTTATGTATTCGTGGATCATCGTCTTTCCAATCATTAACACAAAAAAAGACGATTACTTACGAAAAGCATTTTGCACCCTCTGGCAACGCACAAATAATAACATTCGCTTTTTCCTGCTATTCCTTTACAACGCTTAAATCCGTACTTTTCAAATTCTTTTGCTTCACAATTTGTTTTTAACATTTCATACCTCCACTAAATCCTAATATTTCAGTTTAACTGCCTAATATTATCCTCAATAAATCCTTTCAGAGTAGAAAAACCTTTATTTTCTTCAATTCCTTTTCTTTTCAACTCTGCCTTTATAGTATCCATTTCCTCTTTTACTGACTGATATGCCAGTAACATTCCTTTTTTCATTTCATCATTCATTTTTTCTACCTCCACTAGATCCTAAATAATTTTCTAAAGATATTCTTTTTTGGCTTAATCACCTCGAAACACTTTTCTTTCCAGTCAAAAACATAATCCAAGTTGTATGAGCTGAAGCCAATATTGTAATACCGTTTTCCTACCTCTCTGTATTTTATTTCAAAATAAGGTTTTTCTTTTTTTCCAGTGACAATTATTTCAATTTCACTCACTTTAATTTTTCCCATATTCCGCTCCTTTGATAAATCCTAATTTAACTTATTTAAAACAACTCAAATAGAAACTCAAATTTTTTAGTTCCTGGTTTCACTTCCTACGCAAACCGGAGTTGCCCGGTCTGCTCTGCTTCTATTCTCATGTTCGGTGTACGCTCTCCTATTCGGAGATCACTGCAGTTTGCAGATACCAGTGCTTCTGCCATAACCGGCACTACGCTGTTACCTATCCTTGCCACTCGCTCCACAATAGGATATGTTTTTCCTGCAATATCCCTATCAATGATATAATCCTCGGGAAATCCCTGCATCAGCTTCAATTCTTCCGGCTTCAGCATCCGCAGAAAAATGTCTTTTATAACATATTGCTCTCCGTCAATCTCAATCAGAACATTCACCAGTCCGAACCGATCCTTTGTGGTAATGGTTCCCAGTGGCTTATCCAATGTCTGACCACAACCGGTTCCGTAATATTTGACCATAAACGCAGATACAAGTCCGAAATGTCCAGGGGAAGTGGTGATCGTATGCAGTGGCTCGTCACACCCCTGCCCGATCCCGGTCTTATAAAACTTTGTGACAAATGCGGTTACCAATCCGTACCGGTTGCTGGTATCAATAGTCTTGATAGGATCCGTAAGGAACTGTCCCCGGGAATCCCCCTGCCTGGTTTCACCGTGATACTGGATGATAAATGCCAGTGCATCCTTACTTTTGACGATATACGGATGTGGATTATCAATAATATACTTCCTCACACCATTACCGATTCTGTCCATTGTAGCCGCCGCCAGTGGCTTCTTACGCTCAAATATGGATGTTCCAAGATCAGACCAGTCAATATAGTCACCGCATTCTTTCCATTTCGGTAGTAGTATCCCATCTTTACTGTATGTAGGTGCTGGCCAGACGATTTTATTTCCATCTCGCCGGAAGATTGCATACCATCTTTTCCGTGTCGTAGGTGCCCCATAATCCGCAGCCACAAGTTCCCGACTATCGAAATCATATCCAAGAGAGGTCATTGCTGTAATAAACTTACGGTAGTCCTCTCCCCTGCGTTCCGGTATCGGGTGACCGTCTGCATCCAGCGGACCCCACTGTTGTATCTCTTCAACATTCTCCATTATGATTACATCTGGCAGTAGCACTTTTGCGTGCTTGTACACCGCCCAGGGAAGTATCCGCAATCCTTTTTTGCGTGGTTGCCCGCCCTTTGCTTTGCTATGGCTCGTGCAGTCAGGCGATGCCCACATGAGAGCCACATGGCGATCTCCAACATACTTTTGCAGATCTACCTTAAAAATATCCTCTGTCAGATGCAATGTGTCAGGGTGGTTTACCATGTGCATCCGTATAGCCTGCGGATCGTGGTTTACGGCAATGTCAACAGATCTTCCAAGTGCCATTTCTATTCCTACGCTTGCTCCGCCGCCACCGGCAAAGCAGTCAATGATAATGTTATTTTTCATGGCATCACCTCCGGCATAAAATCAGATAATCGCATTTGTGCCATTTCTGCATCTAATCTCTTTTTGGACAAATCATAATAATGTTTGTCCAGTTCAAAGCCAACATATGGATGGTTGGTTCTGTAGCAGGCTATCAAGCTGCTGGCACTGCCTACATGAGTGTCCAAGATAATGTCTCCGGGCTTTGCATAGCGGTTCAGAAGCCATTCATATAGTGCCACTGGCTTTTGTGTAGGGTGGATACGGTTTTCTTTGTGTTTCATATTTTGCTGAAGCATTCCGTTCCACCTATATTTAATCTTCCTTACTGCAGTACTGAACGAAGTCCATGCAAGTTCACAATCAGCAAAATCAGTATTTCCATTATCTTTATCCCAAACAATCCAACAACTACTATCAAACGGCATTTTGCTTATAAAATGATTTGCCCCAAAAATAATCTGATTTTTTGACACTCTAAACAGTTCATCGAAATATTTTTCGTTTGGTGGATTTATATCCATTCCGCTAAAACTCTTGTAATCCTTTGCTTTTGTCAGATTACTTCTTGTATGGTTTTTATCCCCATTTTCTCCAATCCCATACGGTGGATCCACAATCGCAAGGTCAAAGTAACCATCCGGGAACTCTTTCATCCCATCCATGCAATCCATGTTGTAATATCCAAAATCCATTACGGCTCCTTTCTCTTATTTCTGTGCTAAATAGCACATGATTCCACAATCCGGGAATATCAGTATCTTATATTCATATTCCCATGTTCGTTAATCCAATCAATAGCTTCACGATATGTAACCCCATTGTTTTCAATAACATACAACAGTTTATACATTCCTGGATGAGTTTCCTTTAGCCGTTCAAAGCGTCCTTCTCCCGGCTTTTCAAGATGACACCCGAAACCACACAACACGCATCCGGTTCTACTGCATCCAGTAGTCTTAAGCGGTCTGTTTCCGGTTTCAAACAATCCATAATCAGCAGATAACTCAGACAAGTCCATTTGACCATCAACACTTCCCTCTGCATCATAATCAATAACCACATCACCGTATACGGAGCATATAGGAAGATTGTTGATTTTGATATATAAAAGCACATCTTGTTCTGTCCAAAAAGACATGGGATTACTTGTTGGTATTTTTAAATTGAATCCATTGCAACCGTTTTGTAGCCATTTCTGCGTACGTAATTTGCTTTCGCTCGCCATAGTGGCTGTTATAGGATTTCTTCCAGTTTTTCTATGGTATTCGTGCAATGGTTTTTTCTTCATTACGGTGCAACATTTGTTTGAAATATCAAATGGAGATTCAAGCATAAATTTGTATTTTTCTTGCGAAAAACTGCTTTTTTCTTCTCTAGTGGGATTCTCCTTTATCGGATTTTCTTTGTCGGTTGTAAGCATCCCTATCATTATTGCAAGCCTTCGATTGCTTCCTCCTGCTTTCGACTTCAGCCGGCTGTTTAGTAAATTCGCCAGTTTCTCTGATTCAATGATGCTTTTTATCGTACCCCCTCTAATTGCTTTTAGGTGTTCTTCCAAAATTAATCCAGTGTTAGAGGGGGCATCCGAAAATTTACTGTATTTTCCTGTCCCTGTGATTTTTTCGTAGAAATATTTATAATGCGGTTGCTGTCTGTCTGTCTGTCTGTCTGTCTGTCTGTCTGTCAAATTCTATTTGACCGATAATCTCTGTCAAGTATTTTTTTGCACCATACACACTTTCAGATACTTCTTTGCTAATCAGAGGAAATCCATATTTTTTGCAAACTTCACTGAAAGATATTTTAGGTTTTAAAATCACAATATTATCAAAAGTCATGGCAAATTGCTTTAATTCTGGATATTGCGTTGGGACATCTGCAAAAACAAAGGGAATATTTTTGTATCCGCAGACTTTTCTAATTATATGTCCTAAAACAGTACTATCTTTTCCTGCACTAAAAGAGAGATATACACCGTCTTCACCATACTTGTCTACAAACTGGTCGATTCTATACTTTGTCATACGTATCTTTGCAGACAACGGCATGGCTTGCATTTGGTATAAATCAGATAATGTATGCTTATTTCCCATGTTCTCATTCCTTTCTTACAATCGTTTCTGCCTGCTCCTTGTACTGCATCCCTGCCATCTGCACCAGATAATGCTGCAATGCTTCATCCACGCTGACACGATGCTTGGTACAGTAGCGGTCAACGTACCGCTTAAAGTCGTTATTTTTTTGATAAAGTACTTCATATTCATCAAACTTAACCTCGATATTTTCAATGTTGGTACAATCAACTCGTTCCATCTGCATCACACTCCTTCCGGCTTCTCGCACCGTTCAAATTCGATAACCCACACCCACGGATTAGCATCCCAGCCATAGCGGTCAAGATAAGATTTTTTGATAGTACTGTTCCAGAGATTTTCCCATTCTTTTAATGCAATCTCCATATCTCCACAATGGACGGCTAAGGAAGAAAGTCCCTCATTGCGAATACTATCAGCAGTAATATCCTGCAACCGCTCCACTCTCACATCCGTAACCTTAAGCCAGATACGTGCGGCTTCTTTCGGCATGTGGATGGATGGGTGCCAACGGCAAGGCGATTTTCCTTTCTCCCAGACAAAATCCGCACCGTTGTATTCGCATTTTGCTTGTCTGGCATCATTTCTGGATTGATTTACTAACCTATCAAACAGCTCCCGGTCATGTATGTAAGTTAATTCTCCGCAAGTGCCGTCTTTATAGTCAAAGGCTATCATTTGATTGAATATATCCCATGCTCCAACACGCCATGTCTCTCGGACATACAGGATATCGCCCGGCTGATATGGTGGTGTAATTTTGCCTTGTTTTCCGTCTGTATCATATATATACAGCGGTTCTTCGCTTACTTCAAAATATCCTTGCGGTTGTGGTTTAATTATTCTTCTCGTACAACTCTTTCTCCCATCCAGAATTGCCCGAACCATCTCTGTATTGAATAAAATCGGCTTAATTGCCATCTGAACCACCTGCCTTTACAATCTCCAACAAATCATCTACCAAATCCTTGACCTCATACATCATCATAGTGTCGTAGGATTTTGACTGCTGCTCTGCTGTTTTATTTCCATACTTCGTACAGTCTTTAAGGAATGCTGTGCGTTCTTCCAACTGCTGCACAACCTTGTCCTGGTCGTAAAGTCTGCTCTTTTCAAATGCTTTTTCCATCATCTCTGCGGTCTCCTGCTCATAGTTACCACAGCAGGTATTCATATCCGCAAGACAACGCTGGAAGAACTCTGCGAATCGGTCTGTGTTATAGTCCACTTCAAATGCCTTGGGAATATCAATCAGTATTTTCATCGTTCGCCCTCCTGTTCCAATCTGTAATTGCTTTTGTTCGCTCGTCTTTCCCTGTTCTGATGCCTCCGTCCTGATCCATGTACATCTCACATTCATAGCTTTTTGGAAATTCTGTTCCGCATTTCATACATTTGATTTTGAACATTACCCCAACAGCCGAATGTGATGACTTATTTGTAATGGTTAAGAACATTGCTTTTCCGCCACAGAACGGGCATGGTTTAAGTTCCATTGCTCCATTCACCGTCATGTCTACACCTCCAACAGTTCCGGATTGTCAAATACATTCCCGACAACCTCATATTCAAAACCACTCATAGAAATATCATCTGTGCACTCATCAAGCGTCATTGGGAAATTGCATCCCATAGCTCTCACATCAAATCTTGCCTTGCACTCATTCCACAGAACCAAACATCTGTAAAATGCCGCTCCACGCTTAATACTGCCATTTACAATGTCATTCTCCCAAATCACCCTGCCGTTCTTGTCCTTAAGTCCGGTGCACTGGCAGATAGTGTTCGGGTCTATCTCGTAGAAATTTATACCAGTAACATTCCAATCATCGCAAGCAGTTCCATTGTATTTTTCAATAACAATTCCGCCAATAAATACTCTTCCATTTTCAAATCCATCATCAAACAAGTAACCATGTACCCATTCTCCATTATCAATCCGCTTTCCACGGAATAAATATCTATCTTGCATCCTCATTCCTCGCTTTCTGCCCTGAGCCATTCATTCATCTCGTAGGTTCCCGATATGCTCTGGTCGTGATAACCGTATGTTTCTACTGTCACTAAAAAATCTGCCAGCTCCTCGTCCGTCATGCTCCTGATCCGGTCTGCGTTGGTCATAGGTGCGTAGTGCTCGCAATCTCTTTCTATGTCCTCATGCGGACAGTCGTTGATTTTTTCGCACCATGAGTACGCATCAAAACCATTATCCTTTGTTTCTAAATTCTTGCAGTTATTACACTTCGCCATCTCCTACCTCACTTTCCCTGTACGACTCCGGCAGTGGCATCCAGGCTGTAATATCAATATCTTTGTCCACTAATTCCCAATCGCATTTACCGTATTCTTTGAGATAATCAACGCAAGTGGATGACCACCAGTACCACTTTCCATTGCAATAAACCGCAGTATTCGCAAACGGAACATCTTTTATGTCTTTGTAATACGGTTCCGGGTTTCTGTTTATCCATGTTACATTAACTGGTACAAGTTCCTCCGGCAGTCTCTCGCTTACTGGAATCCACACCGGCTGATTCTGCAAGGTGGTGATTGCCATTTCCATAAGTTCTTGCCAATATTCTTCATTTACAAGCTCATCCCAATGAGGATTAAACCTAATAATGTCCAAATCCTTGATAGCTTCTTCTCTCTTCATTCCTCACCTTCCATTTCTTTCAGCTTGGCTTTTGCTTCTTTTTTTGTGAGGAATACTGTTTTACCAAATTCCATTACATCAATTTGGCCAGATAAAGTCTTATCGTTTGATTCATAATCGCAATACAGTATAATTTCTCCATCTTCAAAACAATCCAAATGGAAGTCTTTAACTGTAAACTCGTCTATATCTTTTCCAAATCCTGCAAAATCAAGAAAAATTTTATCTCCCACTTTACAAGGAAATCGCAGTAGCAATCCTTGCTCCTCGGCATCCTCGTAGCGTTTCAACTTTTCCCTCAACTCTGCCATTGCCCACATGTTTCGGTAGAATATCGCAATCAGACCTCTTACGTCTGCAAACGGGTCAATACCAAGGTTGTCCATCATTTCTTCGTCAAAAGATTCGTCTTGCAATGGCAAATCTTCTCCTACCAAAGTAGTTGTGAGTTTTCTTACAAAATCTCTTTCGTCTATATCAATCTCATAATCTCTGTATCTGCCACTTCCATCCTTTGCTATGTAACAGCAATTAAGTGCCAGTTCAACCATTCCCATATCTGATACATTCTTGTTAGTTGTTAATCTCTCCATCCTTACTCCTTTCCGAGATCCTCGGTCTCTCCGCCATCACTGGGTAACTGCAGTCATACGGTTTCGTCCGTCCGATGCTAATAGCATCAGCAACCGGATGTGTAGCCATGTAGAGTAAGTCACCGTTCTGAAAGTTTCCTGTTCCCTCTCTCATACAGCTACACTCCTTTTTCCGTATGTACTTGCGATTCTGTATACATTGCAAATTTCTCTGTAATATTTTTCCTGTGCATGGATGTGAGCATCCACACGGTCAAGTTCCGTCTCACACCACTTTACAAATTCTTCTGTGGACAATGGTGTCTCTGAAACATCGAATTTCTCTCTGTTGTCAATCACAAAACACACCATGTCAACCGGAATGTGGTTCAAATCAGCAAGAATCTGAATCTGTTTATCCTTGTCCTATGCTTTTTCATAATTCGACAGCAATTCATAACCTGTCATCTGCATTTATATCACCTCTTATCAAGTTTGATTTCTTTGTCGTAGCAACTCTTCTTTGGATTTCCCTCTACTGGGGAAACCATCTTTTTAGGGTCTGTAGTGTATGATCCGTTTAGTTTCACACCTATTTTGCTTTTTTCATCCACATAGCATGACGGTTTGTAACGATCCGGTGGAATGTAGTTGTGAATGCGCCAGTGTTTTACAAGCATAACACCACTATCGAAAGATAAAAGGAATCTATTGTCTATCAATGCTTTCAAATCATCATCAGAAGCACCGCACATCCTTATGATTTTCCGTGGGTTGTTCACAAATCCGTCATCGTCAGCGTTCATACAGATATGGAAATAAAGCATTTGAGCCGTAGCAGGAATATCCAAAAAAGCATCACTCTCAATTATTTTTGCGCTGAACATTCGTTTTTCTGCCATTTAGAACTCCTTACTCAAAAATAGGCTTCTCAATATAGATTCCGGTGTTTTCCACCAGTTCTCTCCACAAGTACATGAAATCCTTTCCGTTGCACTTGTCTCCGGCTTTGTCCATGTGGTCAGAAAACTTATCCTTGAAATTCGTCAGCTTCTTCTTACCGAATCCATCTTCCATGAGAATTACCATTCCATATAGGATGTACCTTGTGGACAACTCATTGATAAGATTGTTACATCTGACCTGTTCCTGGATGCATTTCTGCGCTACCGCCGACTTGTAATGTGGATAATCAGCTTCGGTAAATTCCTTGTACTCAATCGTCCAGTCTGCAAAATCGTTAAGCCTACTCTGTAACTCCGTATAAGGCTCATTCTCGTACTTTTCGTTGTACTCGGTGAATTTACCGCAAAAGTCGGAAAGTCTAGTCTGTGAGTACTTGTAGTCTTTCCACAGGGTATAGCAGAACAGTGTCAGTATTCCGGTGAATGGACTTCTCTCCGCAGACTGTTTCAAAAGTTCTGTCTGCCGCATGATTTTCAAAATTTCCTGCGGATTGTCATATCGTTTTGGCATTTTATGTATCACCTCCAAGTTCTGTGATTTTCAAGTTCTTTCAGTGACACATCCGCAGCATTCATCTTCGTATTTCACCATTTTCTGAAAAACTCCTTTAATTTATTGCATACTTGCTGAAATCTATACTTAAACAAGTACTCTTTAAAAGATCTAGTTCCATATTGATAGCAAAGATACATAATTTGTTTTTGAGTAGAAAGAGATTCATAAAACTCCTTGTCAGTTTCTTCAACATATTGTAAAAGTACTTCATAGTCTGTTTTATTCATTACTTTCACCGTCCTTTTCTCCATGCAAAAGTTCCATAAACTTCTGATACTGTTTCTGTGAAACTGAATTGTTCTGCTTCTCAGGCTTCAAACTGATGACTAGATGCTTGTCGGCAATGTTCGCCAGTTCCCTCGCAAGGTTGATTTTGCCCTGTGCCAGTCCATCACGGTAACCTTTTCCAGGTCTATACTCTGCGATCTGCTTCTTTCCATCACCTTGACCACCGGCTGTTTTGTTGCGAAGCTGATATCCCTTGTCCGCATAACACTTAATCCAGTACTGTTCCCACTTATCCAGTTTATCTACCGGATAATGTAAGAATCCGATTTTCCAACCGTATATGTTCTCCGCAGAATACAATCCGTGGCTTTTCATGGATAAATCAATGTGCTGGTACCCATTAAGGTGTCCGGAAAGTCTCTGCAAGATATGTACCGCCTGCCCCACATACGCAAATCGGAAACCATCCTCGTCTGTTCTTGTCAGAAAGTAAATTCCACTTCCATCGTCCACATGTGGATTGACTGCCAGTATTCTTTCACGATTCTTTCTCTCTATGGATTTTGCTTTTGCTATATTCTTCCAATCAGCCATTCGCACCACCATTTCTGTACTTTTCCAGTTCCGCAATCATGGTCTCTCTTCTAATATCTCCGCTCTCATGCCACTCTACCGCATGAAAAACTCCATTAAGGTTCTCGCTCAAAACCTCAATTCTGATGCTTGCCGAATGGATGTACTCAATCAACCGCTGTGTATCTCGTGCTATGTCCTCATAACCGTACTCCTGCAAGTGCTGAACCATGCTTTCAAGGTTTGCAATGCTTGAACTGTTCATTATTTCTGGCACGTCTTTGTAGCACAAATAATCAAAACTTCCACCACTCATACACAATTCTCCTTTTCATACTTCACCGCCTTGCTATAAAATGTTTTCGCACACATACCGCAATTCTTAGAAGCTTCTTCTATTGAAATTTCCGCACTTCTCCAACTTTCACGCATTTGATTAAAATTCTCCGGCAGTGGGATTGCCGGTCTTCCAAACTTCACACCTCTTGCTTTTGCCGCCGCAATTCCCTCTGCCTGTCTCTGCCGAATATTGGTTCTCTCATTCTCTGCCACAAAGGAAAGCACCTGCAATACAATGTCACTCAGGAATGTACCCATAAGATCTTTCCCTCGTCTTGTATCAAGTAAAGGCATATCCAACACGACAATATCAGCTTCACGGAAGCGTGTAATCCTGCGCCATTCCTGTATGATTTCATCATAATTCCTTCCCATTCGGTCAATACTTTTTATATACAGCACATCTCCCTTTTTCAGCTTGCGATACAAAGTTTTATATCTTGGTCTATTGAAATCCTTGCCCGATTGTTTATCCATGAAAATATTGCTGTCTTCAATGCCATGCTCATGCAATGCGTCAAGTTGTCTGGCTTCGTTCTGTTCTTTTGAAGATACTCTGATGTAGCCATATTCACTCAAAACGGACACTCCTTTCCATTCTGTAAAATCCATTCCTTGCCTGCTGCCGCATAGTCCACATTCGCCAATGGAGCAATCTTTTTTATCTCTGTGACACATTCATCAGCATCGGTTGTATCACCGCCCAAATGGCACAATATGACGTTCTGCAGGGCATATGATTTGTTCGATTCTACAATTCCTTTGCAAGTCTCCAGTTCGCAGTGACCTTTGACCTTATGAGCGTAATTCGGTGCATCCATGTCAACATATTTCTTCTGATAGTTGCACTCGATCAGCATATGGTCTAACCGCTGTTTTTTGAACACATAAGGGCAATATTCAAGGTCTGTAAGATACAGAAGTTTCTGACCGTCAACCATAATCAAAAATCCGTAGTTCTCTGTGCTGTTGTGTGGCACTTGAAAGCAGAATATGTGGAATTTTCCAATCTGTCTTTCACGTTCTGAATGGTCTGACTGAGGTTGCCACACCTTTATTCCAATGTGTTCAAGGTCTGATACAGATAAACTATGGTCTCCTAACCATGCTCATGTGAAACTATGCAACCAACAATATTTTTTACATTCCAGTCACACATACGCTTTATATCCATGATTCCCATTCCTGCGTCAATCAGAAGTGTTTCATTCTCCGTCATGAGTGCGTATGAGTTGCCTGAACTGCCTGAACCGCAACATTTCAATTTGAGCATTTCATCACCTCACTTTCTTGTGGTTGGGCACTTTATACACAAAGCAATATAATATCGTGTCATATTTTATACTGTAATATTCTATGTTGTTCAAGGTTATATTGATGTGCGGTTTGCACCGCCTATAAAGTACCCAACCTGTATTTATTTTTTACTTAATGCCCTCTACATGGTATCTGCCGTAGCCACTACTTCTTCCACTTCCGATTCCATTTCCGAATCCTGCAAGATTTATGATGTTTACAATTTGTTCAATGGAGTATGCGTTCTCGGTGTACTGAATTGTAAAAGTAGCTTTCCAACCGCTAAATCTGTTCAGTCGCACAAGAACTGGACTTCCTTTTTTAGGTGACATCAACTTCTCGTCAATGTGATGTTCTGCAAACTGGATAGGGACTAAATCTCCCTTTGCAATGATATTTACTCCTGCATTGAATTTCGTAGCATATGTATCAATCTTGTTCTGCGTGACAGCCTGTCCGAAAGATTTTTTCAATCCAAAACCAGTAATACATGGTGCATTTTCCTTTAATGCCTTTACAAGTCCTTCCTCTGAAAAATCGGTAGGTTTTCCATTGTACCAGTGCATAGCAGTGATAATAGATTCCCATGGGTTAGGCTTCGCTGTGTCCTTTGCCTTGTCCTTGCGCTTGTCAATCAAATCTCTTGCATTTACATCATTCATCTTGTTCAGAATCAAATCTCCGTCACCTGCAATAGTGATTTCTGCGGTTTTGATGTTGAGTGGTCTAATTTCAATAACTTCCGTATTTGCCATGATATAATCTCCTTTTCTATTCTTTTGTGTGCTTACCGCTTTGTAAGTGGCATAAACAATAATTTTTGTAGTGTTCTGTTTTGTATTGTAATGTCTTGTTCTGTACTGTCTTGTAATGTGTTTTTCTTTGCTTTTGTGGCTTATGCCACCTATAAAACGGTAAGCAGTTACTGATAGCACTTTGTAAGCGATATGATGTTCTATGCTATAATTTAATTTGCTTTCCTATAATGTCCTGTTTAATTCTTATTTTTGGCGGTATCATACCGCCTATAAAATGCTATCAGTTTGTGCCTATAATCAAGTGCTTAACAAGTGAGATAAAATGTCCTATGATTTGCTTTATTTTCCTTTTTCATTTTGTCCTGTTTTCTCGATATTTTATAAAAAGCTGTTATATAATAGGTGTTTATCCCACCTATAAAGCACTTGAATATAGGTTGTTTTGTCTTTTCCTGTCTTGATTTATCCAGTTATGTTCTGTTTGATGCTTATATATATCTAAGCAGTGATTAAATCTATCTGTTCAAATACCGATTCAAGTTCAGAAAGTGTATTGTATTTCTTTCTGAAACTTTCCAGTTCCGACAACGCTCTTTTCAGCAAATCATCGTATTCATCATGGTTCGTCAAAAAAGTTCTTGTCGGCTGATACACCGTGTCAGATGTTCTGCTTAATACTCTGACGGGTGGCACATCTTCGCTTTTGGGAGCAATGTAAAGCATTCTGATAATATTTCCTGCCTGCGTGATTCTGTATCTTTCTGCTGCCACATCGTTATCCCATTCAAAACATTTATGTAATTCAGATTCCTTGTCCCTTGCTCTTTCAAGTAAAGAACTAGGTGTGATGTTCTCCAAGGAAATAATTTCTGAATAGCATTTGTTCGCATCAGCTTTGAAAATGCCGTTCACTTTCCATTTAACAGTATCTTCCATGTCCTCAATTCTCCCTACTTAAAGCAATCCGGTGTCTCTGCGCTGGCAATGTCCGTCTCTGCGGTCTGCGGTACTTCCTCAAATGTTGCGTCAGGAAACTCGATAGTGTTTGCATTTGCCTGTACCTCTTCTGCCACAACTTTTTCCACATCAAGTTTCACATCGGAAACATCAGGAAATTCTTCCTGCGCATACAAACCTTGGAATTTATCCGGAAAAGCTTCTCTTAATGCCTGTACAACAGCAACTTTTCTTATCATTGTTGCAGGCTTTTTGGACCATTGACCGTTGATTGTTCCATCTTTTTTTCTTCCAACATATTCATCGAAAGATACTGACTGGTACTCCGGTGTCTCTCTTCCTTTGATAAACACTTTAGCCCAACCTCCTACAATAGATTCGTCCTTAAGGACAAAAGATCCTTCTCTTTCTTCAACGGAACCATCTTTCTTCTGAACAATAATTCCTGCTTTTTTTCCTGCATAATTTGGATTTGCATCGGCTCTTTTTGTAAAAACATCTTTTCCGGTAACAATCGTAGCAGGATCATTGTTTCCAAACTTAATGAGGTATGCTTCTTTCAAAAAAGGATTAAGATGCTGATATCTGCAAAGAGACATAAACATCATTACTTCCTGATCCGATACGTTTCCACCACCGCTTACAAGGTACTTTCTTACCGTTGTTTGGGAAATTTTTACAATTTCCCCATTTGATTCGTATTCCACAATTCCTGTGTTTTCCTGCTTCTTTTCGTCTGCCATGTTTCTACCTACCTTTCTACCTTTTTGATGCCGTCAATGTTAATGATAAATACCTGGCTTGTCTTTGGATTCTGAATAAGTGCAAGAGTTTTCCACTTATCGTCATCGTGTTGCGAAATGTTCAAAACCTTTGCAACCATTCCATTTTCAACAGAAACTCCATTAACAAAATTTTGTCTATAACTTCCAAGACCGCTCCATGTATAGTATGTTGAATAGCATTTACCGCTATGTGTTACCTCTACCATGTCACCGACACGGATTTCGCTGTCATCATCTTCCTGCGATTTTTCTTCCGGTTTGTAGTTTTCAAGGACAACGTACTCTTTGTGCCATAAACCAACATTTTCCTCAGATTTTTTGCAAATACATCCTGATGTCGTAACGCAATTTACTTTGAAAATATCTCCGTTTTTATAAGGAATCAAACAAGGCATCGCATAAACAACCTTGATGTACTCACCTACTTTAGCTTTTCTCTTTACCTCACGGACGCCGTTATCAGGCTTCACATCTTCGCCCATCAGTCGATTAAAAGCCAACTTAGCACCAGTACGGAAATCAAATTCATCAGCCGGATTGCATTTTGCTTCTGCTTTCTCGCCAGTGGACTTGTCCAGTGCGATCACTTTGTTGTCATTGCGGTAGATGACGATTGTTTCACTTCCGACTTTTTTCAACATGTCAGAAAATAGAGAACCAATTTCAAAATTTTTTACACTATAAGTCCTCCCCGCAATATCTTTGTAAGAAACAACGTCACCACTGATTTCTGTGATTTCAATTACAGCACCTTTGTCTACAAACAATTTGCTTGTATATCTTTCTCCAACCTTAAATTTACGTTTTCTCATATTATTCTTCCTCGCTTTCCGTCTTAATCATAAAGCCTCCCTGATGCACTGTCACATCAGCTTTGTAAATCTCCTTGATGCTTCTAGGCATCACATGGAATGTCACATCCGTATCGGCAATCTTGCCTTTGAATTTCAAGGCTCCACGGTCTGAAAGCCCCAGGTACACACCCACGCAACACTTGTCATCAAAATTGAATATAACGGTGTCACCGGCATTGATTGTTTCTCCGCTTGTTGTCAGAACAGAAATGACTGTCTCTTTCTTAATCTGCATTCTCCGCAGCTCCTTTCTTTATCTCATCACAAAATATCTTGGCAGAAATTTTCGCTCCAAAAAAAGAAAAAATTATACTCATGCCAGGATTCTTCGTAATAATAGAAGCAAACGGCTCTTCTGACATTGTTTTTGCAGTTACCTTGCACATTTCATCAGCAGAAATCTCAATTTTTTTTATCCATATCATAATCATTATTAGGCATTCTTCGCTTCCTCCACTTTCAAACTCGCATCATCACTTCTGCGGAACATAATCAACTGACTGTCAACATCAGGAATCTTCCAAGGGTCAAGGCTCTCGGTATCGTCAACCATGATAGGCAATTCCACACCACACCGCTTCTGAAACGCATTGCAAATGTCAATCTCCGTCAGAATCCTTGCTCCGTGGTTCATGTTCCGGCTGTAAGGCTCTCCACGGTATGTAAAGTCACAGCATTCTTCCGTGTCACCATTCACAAGAGGTCTGAACATCCGCACAGTGCAGAAAGAAAGATACTTGTTCACATCAGCTTCCAACAGTTCGTTCTTCTTCCGGCTGAATTTCTTTAACAGGTCAAGCTGTGCCTGCACATCTGTAATCTTCTGTGCAATGTTCTTCCGCTCCTGTTCCAGTTCTGTGATACGCCTATCCACACTCTCGTTAATGCTTACACTCGCCAAAGACTTATCAACCACAGAAATATCATTGCGGATCTGCTCTTCATCACCTTTTAACTGGATTCTGAGAAGATTCATGTCAGTGAATTTGTTCATGGAAGCTTCTTTCTCAGCAATCTGTGACTGGATAGCTTTGTATTCTTCTGTGTTGGAAATATCCACGCTTGCCGGAATGGAATTTAATGCATTATCGGCAATGGCAATCTCTTTTTCCAACCGCTCCACTTCATCCTCTGTCTTTTTCAGTTCCTCACGCTTATGTTCCAGTTCTGCCTGATCCGCTTTGATATGGTCAGCACAGGAAGAACCCTCTTTGGTAATCAGTTCCAATTCATGTGCCTTGTGTACATCAAATTCCGTTCTTAACTGCTCTTTCTTCTCTTCCGGATATTCCTGTCCACAGTAGGAGCAAATCAGAGAGTTTTCATCAAATTTAAGGCTGTTGTTCAAATCCCAACTCTTCTTCAATTCCTGTCTCTTCTTCTCATACTTTGCAATGCGATTTTCCAGTGCAGTGATCTCTTCACGAATGGTATCTGCCTTAAGCAACTCTTTCTGATGCTCATTCTGAATCTGATTCAGTGTTGTGCGCTTCTCTCTTCTGTCCGCATCCAGTTTTTCATTTGCTTTCTGCTGCAATGCGCTCAACTGACCTTTTAACTCAATGATTCCATCAGACAGCTTATCGTAGGAAATCATGCTGTTCTGCGTATCTGTCTGCTGCTTAATGTTCTCTGACAGCTTATCCATTAAAGCTTTCTTTTTCAGTTCCAAATCCGCAAGGTCAATATCCACTCTCTGACGGCTTACCTCGTCAATTCGGCTTGGAATTTCATCCAGTAAATCCTGCAAACCTTTGGTTCCATTTCTTCCCCTTGTGCCGTATAACTGCGTATTGCAACGCTTTTTCAGTTCATCAACCGTTCCATCCTGCAGAACAGTCCTTAATGCTTCAAACTCCGGAAACTGATTGCAAATGTCATCATTACTGTGCTGACCAAACATATCAGCAAGAATGGCTCTCTGATCCGTGCCACCTTTCAGCAGAAGTGTCATGGCATTGATGCAAAGTGAAAACTTATCTTTTCCGCATACACTCTCTTCCAAAAATGCTTCAAAATCTGCTGCCTTTTTGGGAATATCATTCACATAGTAATCCGTGACATTGCCGGTAAACTCGCCTTTCTTATTGAAGTTCTGACGGCATACTTTTTTCAGAACCTTGTTTGTACCGTCAATCTCCACGGTAACTTCTGCGGTAATGTCTCCGTCAATGTCATTGCCGTCCTTGTCATGCGGTCTGATTCCGGTGATCTCTCTGCCGTTCTCGTCACGGCATCCAAAAATATACTGAATTGCTCTTTTGATCGTGGACTTACCGACTTCATTCACACCGGAAACCTCTGTCCGGTCGTATAAATCAGTGTCCATTACGTTAGAACCATAGAACTTGCAGAAATTCTGCAAAAAGATGTGTTTAATCCTCATTTTTCCTATCCTCCCAAAGATATAAATACAGTGAATTAACAAACATATAGATTGAGACCGGCTTGTCTGTCTCATTGATTTTCTTGTATAAATCTGTGCTTGGGTTCATCTTATCAACAACCCACTTGATCGCCCGGTACACGCTTTCCTTGGTTGTGCTGTGTTCCTCTCCGATAATCCGGTAGATTTCAGAAAGTCTTCTGTTCCGGTTCTCAAACATCAGCGTTTCAACCTCGATGATGTACTGGAATCCCGGCAAGTACTGTTTCAGCCCCAGTTCTACCAAGATTTTTCTTATCTTCCTTTCCATTTCCTCACTCCTCCGGCTTTCAGTCTTCTGTTACGTGAATCACGTTGTCTTCTCCGATATACAAGATTCCTGCATCTAACAGTCTTGCAATCAGAATCTCATTCGCACGGACGATGGGGATAATCTGTCGCTTCTGCATAAAAATACTCCTTTCTTAACCATTTTTTCTTCCCGGTATTGCGGTTTACAATTCTGTAATAGAATGCTGTTTCACGGTCAACTTCCCATTCTTTCGGACTGTAAAATATCTTTCCGATGCACCCTTTGACGGTAAACCGCTTTTTGGCACTCATACGGTGTCCTCCGCAAGTTTTCCTTGTCTCCACAATGTTACATCATCAAAGCCTTTAGCTGAAAAAGAAGTAGCGCCATTAGTCCATGTAAATATTCCCCCATTTTTGAATCTTGCAAAATATCTAGGATACCAAGATTCACTGTCAGAATCTCTTACGAATACCTTTGTATCCACCGGCACTTTTGACCAGTCAACAGGTGGTTCAACATATTCCTGCTCTGCCCATTCTTTGAACCTTTCCCTGCATCTGCTTTTATCACTCCATGCGCAATCGGAGCAAAGTATTACATTGCAATCACATAACTTTCCTTCTTTGTCCACAGCTATCTCTATACTATCAAGTGCCATGTCAATAATCTGTTCCGCATATTTCTCTCTGTTCGTCATTTTCCATTCATCCTTTCCAGTTCTGCGCTCCTGGTTAATATCCAGTCTGCGTAATCACTTAATTCTGTCTTTGTAGCTGCGTTCTTCTCTCCGTGGTAAACCATGAGGACAATTCCTACATCACAGTACTTTTCAAATAATTCCGACAAGTAGTCGGCTCCCACATGGATATTGCCGTCCACAGAGTAGATGTCCGTCACTCCCAAACGTTCCATGCGGTCTTTATGCCATCTGTCAGAAATCTGCATCAGACCTTTGCAACCGCCACTTTCCACATCCGGTCTGCCGGAAGATTCTTTCTCGATCATTGCCATGAGCATTTCCGGGCAGATGCCGTATTCCTCACCGTACTTTACACACGATTCCTGCGCTTCCTCGGAGATAAAACTGCCGGATGGCTGTGCTGTGGAAGTAAATGTGATGGAGAGTGCTATTATAATAGGAAGAAACAGTTTTATTGTTGTTCTCATATCACTGCTTACCTTTCTGTTAAAATTCTTCCATCTTGGAAGACATACAGACTTTTTACTTTAAAAAATTCTGATTCTTCTAATTCCAAATCATTACAGTATACATAGTGTGCTCCGGTTTTTTCATCGTTTTCTCCAAAAACATCATCTGTATAATACAAAACCATTGAAGAAAATTCTTTTATGTCATTTTCCGTAACAGGTCTGAGAAGAAGCTTTGATTCTTCCTCTTCATTTGCATGGTCAATGATTGCAATGTGTTGTCCATCTAAACAATCATCCCTTAAGTAAACAGCAACATTTCGTTCATTGCTTTCAAACCATACAACGACTTCTGCATCATCAGCGTTGGAATTTACATCCGAAACAGTAAGCCCTACCAAATCCCTTAAATCACTACCATGAAGTACTTTGTTGCCATATTTAAGTCCTCTATCATAATTTGCTTTTCTTACATTTTTACAGATTCCGCTATTCACTGAAATATCTCCTTTCATTTAAGCACTTCGCTGTGCTTCTATTTTTCTTCTGATTGCATCAACACCTTTTTGATAAACAAGTGTTTTTATAGATATATGCTCCTCTCCATTCTTGGTGTATTTCTGCTCTATTACACGAAACCATCCGCAATCAATGTATTTCTGATATGGCACATTCCATCTATCCAGGATTGCATTATCACGAAGAAATTCAAATAGGTTGTTACGTCCGAGTCCTTTGATTCCCAATACCTTTGAAACCTCATTCATGGAAATTGCAGTCTTACTGTCTGCAACTGCATCAAAGAAATCTGCTTTCGGTCGCATTTCTTCGATTTGCTTATCTTTCTGCGAAATAATGTTCTGTGCTACGATAAGTGCATTCGCTACAATCTGCTCCGGTGTCAAATTTTCTTGGTTTGCTATGTACCCACCATTCTTTCTGATGGACGGGATCACTTCATCCACAACCCACGATTCAAATTTCTCCGCTGATGGCAACTTCGATCTCATAATAAGGCGGTAAACGTCACCCTCATTTATGTATGACAACTCTTGTTTACCACCAGATGTAGGGGTGTCACGTTTCGTTACTCCCTTACAGTGGTCTATGACTGCCTTTCTGGGGTTTGCATATCCAAGTGCTGTTGCAACATCAGAAGCCACAAAGTAAGGCTTACCGTTGATTTCTGCTGTTCTGATTGTTCCAAATTCTTCATTATTAAAAATTTGTAATTCGTTCATTGTTCTCCTTTCTGTGGTATAATGTTCTAAAAAACTGGAGGTTTCATATGCTTCTCAAAATCGAAAGAAAAGTACTTAGGAAAACTGTAAAATCTTCTGAATGTTCCATTTCATTGTCTGAAATAGGGAATTACAATGGTGAAGATGTTTACCAAGCATTTTTGTCCTTAAAGGAAAAGGGATATTTCACCATAGTTAGTTCATCCATAAATCGTGAAAAGTTCACATTTACTTTGTCTTCAAAAGGAAGATTCTATAAAGAACATTTATTTCTCTCATTTTTGAGAAATATACTCATACCGTTTGTTGTAGCTTTAATAACTGCAACTGCCACATACCACTTAGAAAAAGTAGCAGATAGCTATTCCGACAGCCGCCCCAGCCAATGCACTTATGAGTTGAACCAATGCAGTGATCCAAGGTTCTAATTTGTCAAGAAGATCTCTCTTCTGGCGGTAAGTCCATTTTTTCATTCATGTTCTCCTTTCATTGCATGAGAAACTGCATTACAAATGGTCGTATGCTGTTTCTCTTCATCATTCATGGACTTCTCAATTCTTTTCAGAGTACCGTCAATGCTCTTTAATGTTTTGAGAAGTTCTCTCTCAAATTGGCTTTGCATTTTCTTCCTCCTGCTTCTTAACAGATTCCTCTGCCATCTTCTCTGTCTTGCCGAGAATATATCCCTTGTCGAAATCGGACATATTCGGAATGGCTCTCTTTAACTTCTCAACGATTTTTTTCTCTTTTTCACTCATTCAATTAACTCCCTGTTTGTGATATACTCTCCTTATTCTGATATAAGGAGGTGAATTACATTGGATTCCAAAAAATACGCATCCGCTTACGCTATTGCTAAAATCTGTGGATATACCGGAAGTTTTGATGATTTTAAGAACCTGTACTACCAATACTATTCAGAAATCGTCAATTCTTTGCCGGAAGAAAAACCACAATTAGCAATAGCAGCGGCAACTAACAATCCTTTCCATATCCAGAGCCGTTCCTAAAAGGCGAAATGGCGGTAAGTACTTTGATAGACAAATCAATATTTGTTTCTTCGATTTTCTTATCGCCATCTATAATGCTTTTGTAATCTTCGATAATGTCAAACGCAATGTGCTGTGCCATCTCGTCAATTCCAACAAAACGTGAATCAGCTTTCTGAACTATATTTGCTTTACCGTTTTTGTCTAAAACCACATATCTCTGTTTTTCCATATTCTCACCTCTTTTCTGTTGACCTTGTAAACATATTATAGTCCCTTAGAAACTTTATGTCAACACATTTTTGTTGACTTGGGGACTTTTTGGGTGTATATTATTAGTGAAAGGAGGGATGTAAATGAATGAGAGAATCAAATCTTTGCGAAAGTATTTGAATATGACACAAGATGATTTTTCAAAGCAAATCGGCTTGTCAAGAAACTATATTGCGCAAGTTGAGATAGGCACGAAGACACCATCTGAAAGAACCATATCTGATATTTGCAGAGAGTTTGATGTAAACGAAGAATGGCTCCGAAATGGAACTGGTGAAATGCTTGTTCAGAAATCAAAAGACGAACAAATCTCTGAAATGCTCGGAGAAATTCAAAAGTCCGGTGAAGATACATTTAAGCACCGTCTTGTATCCGCACTGGCCAACTTGGACGAAGATGGATGGAACTCTTTGGAAAAGTTGATTGATTCAATCGCAAAAAAGAACGAATAAGAAAAAGCCAAGGGCAATGCGCAAGTCCTTGGCTCTTTTCCTTTATCTAAGTAATTTTTTAACATAGGCATAAATGCACTCTAACCAATGTAAATTATCGCAAGCATTGATTAGCTTTGTGATTTCCTCTTTGTAATCTTCTTTCCCCATAGTACACCCCCCTAATCTTTCCGCACTTGGTAGCGATACCTAAATTATAGAACATATGTTCTTAACAATCAATATATTTGACTCACGTTTTTTATTGTTGTAAAATATCAACAAAAGAGGACGGTGAAAACGCCAATAAACACCGCCCTCGCCAGAACTTGAAGTCCCTTGAAACAAGGGATGTTACAAGTGTATCATGTGAAAGGGGGATAAAAAACATGATGAAAAAAGACCGAATCAAAGAAATTTCGACACATTTATCAGTCAACCGTACTAATTATATGTTAAGTTTTCGTGGAAATCTCCATGAATTTCTAAATGAGCCGGACATGACGGTTTACAAGCTTGCAGATGAAGCTAATTTGCCTTATTCTACGCTTAATTCACTACTATACGGTAATTCTAACGACACAAAGCTATCGACCGCTGTTGCGCTTGCTAGAGCCTTTGGAATCAGCGTAGATGAGTTGGTAGGCTGTGGTACTATGGAAGATAAGATGTTGGAATCTGTCAAGATATGCCGCAGTCTGCCGGAACACTCTCTGTACCTTATCCGCTACTCCATCCGTCACCAAGATAAAATCTATTCCAGTCTTGAAAAATCACACAAGTATATTTCTGTCCTTAAACCGCAACTTGTGAATGGAATTATAGCCACCACAAACGCTGTAGAACCTATTTGCATAGACAAATTACCGGAAGATATAAAATCCAAGACTTATATCGGTTTGAAAATTCCCTGTGACTACTATATGCCGTTTTATCTGCCTGGGGAAATTGTTCTCCTTGCAGCGGATCGGGAACCACAAGACGGTGAACGATGTATTGTAACAAGTAATGGTGGGATACAAATTGCCGTAAAAACCCATATAATAGAATATGGCGTTAGAAAATGGAGATATGTTTCGCTCATGTCTCCGAACAGTATACTTCCGGAACACATAATTGATGACATGATAGGATATGTGGTTGGTTTTGTCAACAATGACGGTGACTGGGGAATCAGATAAATAGATTAAGAGCATGGCTTTTACACCATGCTCTTTTTTGTTGTTATTTCGCAAATATTTTTTTATGACTGCTTCTGTAAATAGCAATTTTACACTGGAAGATATATGCATAAGAATACTGGCACAAAAGTAGGTGTTCCATCCTTGGAATATACCTCGATATTACCATTTTTTTCGTGTAAAAAAGGATTACGTATAAGATAATTACTATATTCATTATTGTTTGTCCAAGATATTTGCCAAAACGAGAAAAAGAATCTATAACCTTCTTTCTCCGGGACTGTATATTGAGCATAATATTCTTCTGGAAATTGAGGATTTTGTCTCCAAATAGAATTTCCGTCAGTCCCACACAAATGAGAATATAATAAATAAAAGTTACCTAACTTGCTATTTACATCACTTAATCCCCCAGTGATAGTACCGTCACCAATAGTCGAAATATCGGTAGTTCCGATAAGGCTTATAAGTGATTTAATGTTTTTTACAGCCAGTTTAATTTTTCCCAAAATAGATGATAACTTTTCTCCTGTCGTTAATTCCTCTAAAGTTGTTGCTTCTTCAAACGCCGCAGTCAAATTACTACCATCACCAGTTTTGGTCAAATAGTTTGTCAAATCTGTTTTTGGAATTTCATCTATTTTTTTATCAACATCGGTTTTGTCATAGTAATTTGTCAAATTAGAAACTGATTTTGTAATGTATCCTAGATCATTTTCTAATTCGCTGACTTTTGTAGGTATACCGCCTGTTTGCTGTTTTGCCTGCTCCATATAATACTTTGCGTTATCTGTATCTTCTCCTTCTCTTGTTCCGGTTCCACCTACGGCATAAGATTCAGCCAATACAGATTTTGCATTTGCGGATTGCGCATAAGCAGATGCATTTGCGGATTCTACTCTAATATCTGCTAAATAATTAGGCTGAAGCATATCATCTGTTACTGATCCTGTTTTTATCGAAAAAGAATAAGTCTTATTCTTTCCAGTACCAGTCACGGAGACAGTTATGGTTGCAGAATCTTCAAATGTCAACACCGGAATCATAGAACCAATATCAGCTGTAAACTGTGTTCCATCTTCTGTAGTCATGGTAATGATTCCGTCATCAGACATGGAAAATTCGACAGGTATTTTTTCAATATTAAGGTCAAAAATTACTTTTTCACCATTGTACTTTGTAATAGTAATAACACCGGTTGTTTCATCCATAGTCCAATCAGCAATATTTCCGTTTATTGCAGACTTGTCTACTTTTAAGGCATCCTGTGATATGATACGGTTGTCCAACGCATCAATAGCAGAATCCATCTGATTAAGATTGTATGCATCTAAATCCGTGTTTTCACTTGGATAATCTTCCCAGTTAATTCTGGTATAAACCTTATTCAACGCCATCTGCAGATACCTCGCTTTCCTCTTTCATAATCTGCATATCTGATAACTGTTTAGTCTCCGAATACACTTCATACAGTACAAGCCTTTTCACCTCGATAGGCAACGGTGTTTGATTTAATACTGTCACAAGGTTGCTTTTTAATTTCTTAATCTCAAAGTTTGCTGCCATATCAATTCTCCCTTACATAGATTTCTTTTCCTTGCTCTTCTGCATATGCATACAGATTTTTGCACAGTTCAGATACCTCATATCCGCTCTGTGCAACCACTGTATCCGACATGTCAATAAGTTGCTTCATAAACTCTTCAAAACCATCGCCATCTTCCGTGCTAAACAATGTGGCATTTATTTCCGTAAACGTGGAAATTCCAATGGTAAAAGCTATATATTGCTGAATTTCTTGCCTTTCTTCCATTACTTCTTTCATTGTTTTTCCAATAATCGTTTGAAGAATAAATATTTTTTTTACCATAATAAATCTCCTACGTCATAAGTGTGACAATTCCAGATGTTGCAGTGAGCAAACCTCCAAGTGATGAAACTCCTGTAATAAAATTAACATTATGTCCAGGATAATCAGCAACATTGGCTGTTTGTGTTACCAAAGATACATCTGATACGGTTCCATTTATATAATTTTTTGTGACACTTAATGTGGCACTTGTCAGTACTGTCTTACTGCCTAATATTTGAGAAGTTGTTGATATGTTTTTTACATATTGTGAATCATATGTTGCTCCATTTCCTACCACTAAAATTCCGCTTACACTTACCATTGAAGCATCAATAGTAAGATATTGTCCCAATCCTTTTATAGATCCTGTGCTTTGCAATAGTTCGTTATAAAATTTAATTTCACCTGATGATACTTCTGTGTAACTTCCGTCTTCCCCTATAGACTTAAAACTACCAGTCATTACTGCGTTTTTAGCTGTTATAGTTCCATCTGCTGATATGCTACAGTTATCTGCTTCCAATACAAAACGGTTTCCAGAAATACTTACCTGTCCACTTTCAACACTTAACTGAGAACTGACATCACCTTTTGATACTTTTAATTTGATTTGGTCTGCCTGCAAAGATATTGCCGCTGCCAATTCTACTTCTGTATCTGTTGCCCTTTTCGCTTCTGCTTCAATTTTTCCTGCATTTTGCGTAATTTTCGTATCCAATCCGCTCTCTACATCCTTGATCTCAGACCGGGTCTCTTCTACATTCCGTTCTAGTTCATTAGTCTTTCCACGGAGTTGAATTATACTTTTGTTAATTCCATTTACTTGTTCACTGTACTTTGGAGATTTTCCGCTTGCTGATATGGTGTCTTTCGGTTGTTGGATTCCTTTGTATGTTCTACTCAACACATAGCTTTCTATGATTTCTTTAGCCGTATATACATTGACTGCTTCTCCAAGGCTCAAACAAGGATTTCCTATTTTTTCACAGTTATAAGGTCTATATTTTACAACTTTAATAACCTCATACAGATTTCTTGCAACCGTTTCTAGGGCATCTGCCCCCATTCCATAAACAAGGAAATTATCTTGCAAAATATAACTGTTGTCGTTCTCGGTAATCTCTGTATCCGGGTAAACTGCACCAATATCATTTTCTGATTGTCTTATCTGAACTTTTGTAACTTTTTGGCAAACAAAATCTTCATATTTAACAGTTTTGTATTTTCCACCAGTAACCTTTTCTTTTTCAGAACCTTTTCTGGGGTATAATCCTTTCTGTGGATATAATCCTTTCTGTGGATATAATCCGGATATTATTTCTTTAAGGAAAACATATTCAAATTTTCCATCATGGTTAATGTGACCAAAGCATCCATTTATTGAGCAGATTGCTTCCATGACCGTCTGGCCAGAAAGTTCGCTTGGTTTTATTGTTTCTGCCACTTCCATGCTGTCATTAGGTAATGTGGTTGCTACTTGTTCAACACCAAAATATGAAAAAAAACTGTCTCTGAACTGCTTTAAGGTCAGAGGAAATTTCAACCCGTTATACCAGGAAGATACTTCTGATTCTCCAATATCGTATATAACGTCATATGCCGTCACATTTCTGTAACGCTTATCATCTGTTGGTTTATCGGAAATGACACGGTATTTTCCGAAAACAAACGGTGTGTCAGTATGTCCATTAATCACAGCAGAAACATTTATCTGTTTCCCAATCATGCTTGTGAACACGTTGGAAATTTTGAATTTTAACTGTGATGCATTGCACTGTCCAAAGGTAAGGTAATCATCATCACATAGTATTTCTTTTAATTCAAACTGTTCAAAATGGATTTCGCTGTTGGTGATTTTTACAGACTTGTCCTCTGTTTCAATCGTGATTTCCTTTTTGGATGCGCTTTTATCAAACAAATCCGCATAGGTATAGTTACTCATTCGCTACACCTCCGACAAATGAAAATTCTATCTGATTGTATTTAATCTCTCCGTCATAAGTTCCGTAGATTGTAGGCTTTATATCAGCCATATATCCATATTGTGTGACATATTGACCTAAAAATGGAATGTATGCCGTGATATTACATCCCTGTTCCGTTGCATCAATAAAGTTTCTTCGTATCCCGGACAGTAAATCTTGCAAATCGTCATCCGTCAGCATCGCAGGCGTTGAAAAATCAACACTTAATGCTTTTAGCTCCACAGCATTTCTATGTACGTATCCATTTGCATCAGTCCACGGGTCTACATCTTGCATATTTACAGCTGGCTGATAACTTTCAGCTGCTATAAATCTTGACTGGTCAATAACGTAATCTCCAATTTTTAAAAGCCATCCTTGATATGCTGACATACGCTCACCGCCTCATTGCATAAAAATAGACAGCACCCATCCAGAGTGCTGTCTGTGTTAAAATACATATACATTCTTGTGTTTTTGGTTAAATTGCTCTTGACCGTATTGTCTTGCGGCAATTCCAATTTGATCTGTTGTTATTCCAAACTCTTTCTCAAGGATTCCTTGCAGTAGCTGATTATTCTGTTTCAGAAGTGCAATTTCCTGTTGTGCCGTGGAATTAATAGCATCTTTGATTCCAGTGATTTCAACTCCACCGGCAACCGCTGTTTTTCCACCTACTGTTCCGGCAATCTCCGGTATACCGTTCTCTCCTGCCATGAACATCGTATATCGGCTTGGAACGTAACCACCTTTTTCAAATGTAGGTATTCTTCCAACACTAATGTGTTGTATATTATTCGGAACTGCGTCACCAATTTTAGGTATTAACCTTGCTGCAGACATCAAACCATTAATAAGGTCTATGGCATTGTTTATCATGGTTTCTATTCCACTTATTACAAGGTTCAAAGGAGCTATTGCAACATTAGCTGCTGTTTTAAATGCTGTTCTAAACGCCGTTGGAATGTTTTCAAGCAATTTATTCCATTTTGTTAGTCCAAACTGCTCTGAAATTTTTTTCCACCAACTTGAAAATCCTGTTTGGTTCCACCATGTTGTAAAAGAAGTCCATTTTTCAGAAAGTGATGACTCTATAGTTTGACCCATTCCTTGCCACTTTTCCTTTGTGAACCAAGGAGATACATTTTCATTAAACCAGTTTCCAACAAGTGGTGCTATATTGATAAGTGCAGATGACAGACCAAAAGTATCTGACATATCTACTTTTGTATTTTTTATTTTATCAATTAGCCAATCAATTTTATCTCCAAAATCATCAAGAGTGCTATGTTTTGGAAGCAACATTGTTCCTGTCAAGAATCTATACAAATCATTATCTGTTATATCTTTGTATAAATCATCCCACGCAGTTTTTAATGTGGCAAAATCAGTATTTTTTAATGTATCAAAAAAACCATTTTCACCAAACCACGTAAAATTGTCGTAGTACTCTGCGTCTTCTGGGAACAATGCTTTCCCTAAAGATTTTCCTACATTAAATCCAATCTCCCAAGTAACAGCAGCTATTGCAATTGTCGGAACTATTCCTATACTTGATCCTAGTACTTTGGCTGATAACTTATCCGATATTTTCCCCCATATGATATCTCCAACACCAGTAAACTTTAAAAGACCTATTGCTGTGATAATCGTGGTTTCAATCGGTGCAGCATCAAAACTTCCTTTCCATAGATCGATTGCCGCATCTATGGCAGTTTCTATGAAATTTCCGGCAGATGTAAAGATTGCTGTCCAATCCATTCCGTCCAAGAAACTACCTATGTGTCTTCCGATTTTTTCCCAGTCCACAGAATCTATTGCTCTTGTGAACCAGTCAAAAATACCAGTTACCAGTTTGGAAGTATCCATTCCGGCAACTTTAAACCATGCATCAGAATCAAACTTAAATGCATACGCCAGATCTTCTATAATATCTTTTACTGGCTTAAACACCTTGCTTACTTTGTCAGCCCAACCCATAGCTGTATTCTGCATCTTGTCAAATGCTTCCTGCCATACTTTTTCGTACTCTGCAGTAGCATCCATGATTTCTTTTGTAAGGTCAATTCCTGCTCCACCAGCACCACTTCCGGAACCACTGGATTTTGGTGTGGAAATAACTTTCAATTTATCAAATGCTCTGATTCCGCTTTGAGCATTTTTTGCGCTTGTACCAACTTTATCCAGTGCATCTGCCGTGTCTTCCAAATCTTCATTGTACCCGGATACACCTTGACCGAATGACGAAAAGTCAATCTTTATTCCCAGTAAATTTGCCACACTGACAAGCAGTCTCTTAATCGCAATAACTACACCGTTAATGACAGGAAGTACTTTCTGTAATACCGGAATAAACAACTGTCCCAGTACCATGCCGGCTTCTTTTACATTGTTGGTAAACTGACGGATCATATTACTTGGAGAATTGATTGTATTCGCCAAGTCTCCCCATGATACTTTGGACTGGTCTAATATTGCCAGTAGACGCAACTGTTGTTTTTCTGCTTGTGACATTTCAGATACAGCCTTTTCAATGCCGTATTTGTAAGCATAAGTCTGCAGTGTGGCATTTGTGATATCAATACCATACTTATACAGTGCTCTTGACTGACCGATCAAACCGGACTGTAAGTTTGTTGCGACTGTACTGAAATCCACGTTAAACAGAGATGAAATGTCCCCGGCAAGCATTGTCATGGACTTTGAAATTGCCGTAGTGACTTCTCCGGTCTGCCCTAAAGAGTTGGTAATGGATGCAAGTTGTGAAGCGTACTGCGTTATCTCCTGTAAATTCAGTCCCAGGTTCTTCATTCCGCTTTCAGAAATCAATCCACCGTCTACATCTACTTTCAGACCGGACATTTTACCAAGCAGTTCATTTACACGGTTTCCGAAACTCTGCGCATAATCCTCTGCGTTGTCGTAACCGAATTTTTCAAAATCCTTGCCCCATTCCTTGCCGACTTTATTGAATGCTACCGTGTAGTAGTTGAATGCTTCGATATAGTCCGTGGTTCCCTCTATGGACTTCCACAGACTTTTGATTCCACGAATCACAAGGAAATAGGTTGCGTAGAATCTGCCGAAAGCCGCTGCGAGACTGAATGTGCTTTTCGTGGCTCTTTTTGCGCTTGCCATATAGGTGTTCAGATTACGTCCTAAAGAGTTTGCCGCTCTCCCGGATGCTGCACCAGTAGATGCCAGTCCTGCCAGTGCATTTGTCATACGAATAATGTTATCACTGACATTCGGAACGGTTGAAAGAGTGGTGAATAACTGCTTCAAATTCTTTGCCAGCAAAGGAATGTTCGTGATTGCTCTGCCGGATGCCACACCACCAAGTCTTGAAATCGAAGATGCTATGCTCGCAATATCCCCTACTCCATCTACTTTTGTTCCTGCCATGTCAGCAGAAAAAGTCTTCAGTGCAGATGAAATTCTGCTTAATCCGCTTGTATCTATTTTCCCCATTCTGTTAATGGAATTTGTCAATGTGGAGATATTCTTAATACCGCTCGCATTCATGGAACTGGCGGCATTTGCGATACTCTGTATGCTATTAGAAATGCTTGTCAGTTTGGATGTATCAATAGACAAGCTTCTCTGAAAATTCGTAAGACTTGATGCAAGTTTATTCAGCGCATTAGTTGCTTTGTTCGCATCCGCACTGATTTTTATTTGAAGATTATCAATATCTGCCATACTGCACCGCCTTTACCGAAATAAAAAAGGAAGTGTCTGCCACTTCCAAGAAAAAGAGCGGTAAGTTGTGACACCTACCGCTCCTAAAATTACTTTTTGAGATATGCCCTTGTAACCGCACCGACTTTTCCATCTACAGTGATTCCAACACTCTTTTGGAATGCTTTTACTGCATCAGAAGTGGTTTTTCCAAAATATCCGTCAATGTTCGTCTTACCTTTCGCATTTACAGACGGCATAAAGCCTTTCCTTACAAGTTCGTACTGCGCCCACTTGACATCGTTTCCCTTCATCATTGCCAGAAGCTTGTAATAAAGAAGTCTTTCCGGCTCTGTATAAGGGTTGCTATGGCTTGTAGAATCCTCATATACGGCATTTAACTCCTTGTACCATACATTCATGTCTACATTGCCTACAATACCGCCTACACGCCCTTTAGAAGTATACTGCCAGCCTACCATGTTCGGTACTTGCGGTTGATACTTCACATCACACTTGCCGTTATTCTTGCCGTACCGTGCAATCCACATAGGATAACTCACACCGCCATAAGGCTTAATGTATGTCTTGTAAAAACTTTCCCCAGTGTATACACCGAATGGCAATCCTGCATCGGTGATTACCTTTCCGTAAGCATTGATAATAGAAATAATATTTTTGCCAATACCTTTCATAACGGCATCTTCAACATCAAGATATACTGTCACTTTTCTGCCATTAAGAATAGTAAGCACTCTTCTTGCATCAGATCGTGATTTTGCAACCGTTGTAATATATCCGTATTCATATACTCCGTGCACATGGACATTGTGCTCTTTACAACCTTTCCAGTTCTCTTCAAACTTCTTGTCCGGGTTCAAATCCTTACGGATGACTTTCAAAATAGCAAAATCAATACCGTTCTGTTTTACCGCCCACCAGTTAATCGTCCCCTGGTATGAGGACACATCAATTCCTGTTAAACTCATGTTTGTTTCTCCTTTTTGGGATGTGATAATTCAAAATTAGCCTGCATTGCCATAAGTCCTGCAAGGAACGCTTTCCTTTGCTTCTGAATTTCTTTTTCATTATTAGCAATGTCAGCACGTTCTATAATAGGCTTGTCAATATACTTCGATTGTGCTTTTCGACCGTTTAGGCAATGGTCTACGGCAACAGATGTTGCTGCTAGTCCATATTCTCCCCACCACATCCACATTTCTCTGTCTCTCTGCTTCATTTCTAGCTTGTACGCTTCTGCATAAGGCTCTAAATCCGCAGGGCAGGAAGAATCTATATCTTTTACTGTAAATCCGTATCCTTTTGTGCATAAAAGCCACATAGGACGTACTTCTTTACAGTATATTTCCCATGTTAGTTCTCTGACTTCTCCGGTGCTTTCTTGGAGTTCTTCTCCTGCTCCTGTTTCAGGAGCTTCGCTAAAAAACCGTTTTCAAGCAGTTCTCCTTGCACATCAGCAAATAATTTCTGAATGTCAGATTCGTCAGAATCGAAATAATCATCAAGCATGGAATAAACCTCGCTTAACTTTGCTTCTTTCTGCTCTTTGTTGTAAGGGTCGAAACCGTATTCATCAGAGTGGTATTTCTGTAAACCTACAAGAATCAGTTCCGGCAGTAACATTAGAATGTTATTCACGGATTCAATGCCGTCTTCCTGCTTTTCAAGGTTTGCCAGTTTCTTAATAATGTTGTTTTTTACGGTTGCTTCGTAACCAAATTTAATGTTCAGTTCCTTTTCTCCAAATTTTACTTTCAGCATATTTTATCCTTTCCCCAACATTTTGTTGGAAAGGAGCCGCCCGAAGACGGCTCTCTTTTTGCTAAATTAATGTTTCATCTACCGCTTCATCAAAGTCAGCCACGGAAGTGTTATTTGTTTCTGACTGACTTGCTATTCCCCCGTTGTCAGTGCAACGGTAGCATCCAATCCCTTGTATTCCTCAATGGTAAGATTCATTTCGATCGTCAGAAGTTCGTTCTGTCCGATTTCGGGTTGTGGAATCTGCTCGGGCGGCTGTGCAACAACGAAGAAAGATTTATCTTCTCCGGGAATAACGGTTTCAAACCACATTCTATTTCCACCAGTAAGAGCTTTATAGGCTGTGATAAGTGCAGTCCATTCAGCAACAGTCTCTGATGTAAAGTTGACTGTGACTGCAAAAGAACCGCCAGTATCTGCACGACCTTTTACATATCTGGTGATTGCATCTTCTAACGCAGAAGCATCAATCTGTTCCGGTTCAATGTTGATGCCGCCAATGGCATTAATTCTTGTAAGTTGCTTAAAACTTGTAGGTTTTGTTCCGGCGGTTGTCTCTGTACCATATCCGAAAGTAATACCTAAAGTAGAAATTCCGGCTGCTGCCATAATTTATACCTCCTTAAATTTGCATAAAAAAAATAGAGCCATATGGCTCTAATAGTTACAATGTATCATCAGCACCTACTGTTCTTCTGAACCGTGCAGTGCTTCTGTATGTGTCCTGCGAAGTATTATTGAACTCTGGCATGGAAGTTATTTGAAATCGCAGACGTTTGAAAAGTCCGGCAACCGTAGACATGATAGCTTCGGCTTCTTCTTGACTTTTGTTGGTTATCACATCCACCTGGTACGATGCTGTGATTCCATTGATAGACCGTCCTTCAAGGTCTTGTCCTGTCTCTGTGAACGGCATAGCATGAAAGTAAACTGTAGGAAATGTGGGTTCTGACAAATCCTTGCTTTTGTCCGTCACATAAGCTTTAGGATGGCTCTGTGGTATCTTCATTTTTAAGTATGATGCAATCTTGACTTTGAAGTCTGATACCCATTGATATTCATTAACCGCCATTTCCAAACACCACCTTTGCTGTCTGTAATACAATTTTACGAAGTTCTATTGCAGTCAGGTACATAAAAGGTCTTGAAGGCATACCTTTTGTTATATGAAGTTTTCTGTCATCTCCGATATAACTCCAGTAGTATTCTCCGGCTTTCACATAAGTGCTTCCATGCACTTCAATGTCTTGTAATGCTTGCCGAATTGTTTTACCGGAGTTGTATTTCCATGTAACACCTTCCGGCAAAGGATATGGATATTCTTTCTTTCCACCAATGCTACCAAGAGTACCAAACTCAACGAAAAGCGCATGGTCTGTACCGGCAACCACCGACCAAACACCGCCACCCTTTACAGAGCCAACGTATTCCGCATGAATGCTTTGCAAAAGTTCTGATGTAAAGATAGCATCAAGGTCAGCAATCTGCACTCTAGCAATCTCTACGCCCTTTTCTGCCAGCGTTTCTGCCAGTAGTCTACATTTATACTCTAAACTATTTTCATAGTCTCTAAGAGCCTTTACAGCCGCTTGTATGGACTTTGGGTCAAACAGGTTAATGTTGATTGTCTTTCCCATATCACTTCACCGTCTTTTGCAACAAAAACAAATCTGCTGTCAGTCCCTCATCTGCAACGCCTTTGACAACATAGTCCGCAGTCTTGCTGTCCACAAGTCCGTCATCGTCACGACCTACTTCTGACTTCTTCCAGATAACATCCCCTGCCTTAATCGGCAAATAGCCCTTGTCGGTCACAATCTGACAATACGAACTGGAATCATCAATACCAAATTCTTTTACCAGTACTTCCGACAGCTTATTACTGATGTTGGCAGAAAAAAGGACGGGTTCAGAATATCCAGTAGTTTCTCTCAAAACCACTGGAATCCTTTCTCCGTCCGTCTCGATGTACTTTATTGCTCCGTTTTCGTCCCGGTCATAAATCGTGACTTTTTCTCCCTGCCGTGAGTACTTCATTTCCTGCTTGTTAATGTCAAGCATCTTTCTTCACCTGCTTGTAAATCTGATTTACACCAGTGCTTGCCAAACCGGAAACAATTCCGACCGCAATCGCATTCAGCACATCATTTGCCGGGAAATCCGGAATAACATACATTCCTACTACTCCGAGAATGCCACCTACAATGCCAACAACAACCGGGATGTAGTTATCCTTAATAACCGGAATCAGCTTCGCTCCAATACCGGCAAGATAGCAGATAACCACGATTGCAACACAAGTTCCTACCTGTGAAAAATCCATAATTACTTACCTCCGTTCTTCAATCTTATTTCTTTTATTTCTTCATACATTTTAGTTGCCATTCCATTTCCACCAAGCGCATGATAAGCATTGTACATCTCAACAAAGTTTTCATACGCATAGCTTGGAATTTCTCCTAACTTCATGTACTTATCGTGATACTCAATAAGTTGCACACGCAAAAGAAGCATTGTTCCCTTGCTGTTCGCATCCCTATCTTTCTTTTGCTGCTTTAGGAGCCAGACGATGTAGCCTAATAAAATAGGCAGAACAATCGTATACGTCTGTAATAAAAATTCTTTCACTTCATATCTCCTAACTGTTTATTTGTTGGCACACCGCCCACCACCCTTAAAGTGTGCCGCCTGCAACCTTATTACCGGAATCCGTAACATGGTCACGCACAATCTTCTAAACCCCTCGATTTCGATGGGGTTATAAAACTTTTGCAAATGGGAAAACACCCACAAACAGTTCTTCCCGGTCTCTCCATGTTCTCGACACTCCATTCTCTGAATAGCTTGCCATGAAGTTTTCACCGGCTTGCGATCTGTCATACACGACAAGATTAACCACCACGGACTGAAATTTTTTCATATCCGCAGCAATCTTCTCTTCAGTGTAGCTTTCCGGGTACATTCTTTTTGCTCTGATGTCGGCTTCTGCTTGACTGATAAGTTGTTCCAAAAGAGGATTTTCTTCCAAATGGTCAAACACGACCTCGGAACTTTCAGAATCAATATGAAATTGTTTAAGACGGATTTTTACTTGCTTCAAAGTCGTATATTCTGCCATGTGCTACCTCTTAAAGTTCAAACTTTTCAATCAGAATCTTTTTCAGTTCCGCACCGCTGATTTCTTCCGCACCTGAGACACCGTGTTCTGCGGCTAACTTCTGCAAGTCTGCCGTAGACATACGGTTGATTTCCGTCTTAGTATATGCGGTTTCCTCCGGGATTTCTTCTTTTACTTCGGTGACGGTTTCCTCCGGGATTTCTTCTCCCGGAAGATACCATTTGCCTTTGTATTTGACTTTGTAATCAAATTTCATCAGCATACCTCCGATTAGTAGCACTTAATTACATAGGTGCTATCCATTCTCTCGTAGGAAGGAAGTACGATTTCAGACACGGTTGTCTTAGTCTGTACAGGGTCTTCAGAAACAGAAACCGCAACAGCAACACCAGTGTTCACAATAGAAACATCTGCGGTAGGCTTGCCCATCAAAGTGCGCTCTTCAGGAGTAGTTCCGTACCAAGTATTTCCAAGTGAACCGGAAGGAATCAATGTCGCATATCCATCAGGATAAAACTTGGTTGCTACACCAGATTCGTTCTTATACTGCTTAGAGTAAACAATGATATTGATACCAAGTTCGTTAGAGAAAATTTCCTTAACTCTTGCATCAGTCATCAGAACGTTAGCTGTAACATTCTGTGCTAAGATTGCGGACTTGATCTTTGCGTTCTGCTTAAGATAGTTCATGGTCTTACGAGAGACAATCATAATGGTAGGTCTCTCGCCTGTAACAGCTTCCACAGAATCAAGAGCAACATTTACATCGTCCAGTGGATCGGAGTTTTCAGTATCGTTCCACTTGTCTGTGGTCTCGGACAATGCCGCATAGTTGTTCTGCTTGTAAGTGCCGTTAGGGTCGTAGTTGTAAGCATAAGTAACACCATCAGCCTGAATGGAAATCTTAGGAGAACCATCCTCTGTAGGTGCTAACAGCTGCATAATCATACGTTCAGGAACTACATCAGCACCTTCCACAAGAGTATTTGCATCATCAAAAATTCTGCTTAATACTTCTGCTGCGTAAGGGTCTGTGCTGTCCTTAATACGCATGATTTCCTGTTCGTCCTGTTCTTTGATAATCATAGATTCACGGAAGAATGCCATTTCTGTCTCTTGCATCTTGAATCCTTCACGGCTTCTGATAGTGGAAACTGCATCAAAATTAGATGCTTTCAGGGTAACAGGAAGTCCATTAGAAGTCTTAATCCACTTCAAATCCAGTCCCATTTTCTTCTTGGCGGGGAATAAGCCGGAACCAAGATATGCAATTTTATTACTTGCAACTTCTGTATGCACAAGTGCGATTGCTTTCGCATTGTAGGCATCTCTAATGTTCATTATTTCCTCACTTTCTACCGCTATCTTTCAGCGGTCAGCGGCTACATCTGTCTGTAGTCGGTTTCAGTTATTCAAATACAATCAGTGATAATCCTGTCTTTACACCATCGGCAATGGTAATACCTGCATTTGCGTTAGCATTTGCTTCATTTACACAGGCAAAAGCCTTAATGATAGTTCCGTTGGGGTTGCTATCGTAAACATCGTTAAGCAAAATACCTACTGCTGCATCATCGGTGCTTCCGCCATTTACTTTCTTTCCTGTCGCACTAATAGGATTACCAGCCTTGCACACACCATTAGTGAAAGCACTTGCATCCAGTTTAATAGGAACAAATAATTCACCGCCCAGCTTTCTCTTAAGAATTTCTAACTGGGTAGTTACACTTGTTTCAGAGAATTTCATTTTGTGTACCTCCTTATAAGTACTGGCTAACTACAGCTTCGGCTTCTTTGTTTGTTCCAGCTAAAGTCTTGCCAATCTTTTCAGCCGCTTTTTCGGCTTCTGTTTTTTTGTCATCTTTTCCACCGCCAGCAATTCCACCTCCAGGATTAGTAGATCCGTTTGCAATCTCCTGCTCCTTGGCTTGTGCCGCAGCAGTCTCTTTATCAGAGATAATTTTTCCGAGAACATCAAAATCAAAACTGCCGTCATCCTTTACAACCTGTGCCGCCTGTTCTGATGTGATTTTGAATTTGTCAGCCGCACTTGTACGCTGAGTTGCTAAAGTCTGTGCTTTTTCCAACTCTGCGATACGATTATTTGCTTCCTCTAACTGCTTCGCTGCCTTTTCCTGTTCGGAAAGATTTTGGTCTTTCATGGCATTAAACTCTTTTTCAATGCCCTGTAACCGTTCCAGTTCAGCATTGTTTTTGGTTGCCTTGGCATTTGCTGTCTGAACATCTTTGCCGTTTTCGGCAATAACCTTTTCAATCTGTTCATCAGTTAATCCCATTGCCGCTAAATCTTCTCTCTTCATAAATTACCTCCGTTATGTCCTACGTTTTTTTACGGTGCAACGACACCGAGTGACATTGCCGATTTGTACGCTCACGGCTTTGCGAATTTTTATAAAATAAAAACAGCTACCTATTTCTAGGCAACTGTCTTATTTTGCATTTGTTTTACAATTTCCTGTGCTTTTGCCATCTGCTCTTCCATGTTGATAATTTCAGCAGTTTTCCACAGAGCATCAAGGTAAGGTTTGGAAAGGTTGAAAGTCTTTTCACAATCTCCCCAAAGTCCAACTGTTTTGATTGCAATAAGCGGATGAATACCACACTGCAGAAGTTGCAGTAATGTCTGCGACTTGGTATACATATTATCTTGTGGACTGTGGTTGATCTGCACATCAAAATCTCTAAGAGTGATTTTCAGATCCTCTTTCTTAATGCGGATAACATTAAGCGCAACCTTGGCCAGTCTCTTCTCTGCTGTCTTAACAACCGGATCCTTAAGCCTTGCTCTTGATTTTGAAAAATCCCATCCGTTTCTCAGCTCAACCGCACCCTGCGTATCACCGCCAGTGTTTCCTTGCTTGCTCGGTATTCCCAAAATTGAAAGTGCGCTGTCTGTTAAATCATCCTTGGAAACCTGTGTTTGTGTCTGGTCAAGTTCTTGCGACATAACGTCCACATCAGACTTATTGTCTTTATTGATGGACTTTACAACCAATGCATGGTTCATTTTCATTTTTTTGAACTGTTCTTCGTCAACTTCACAGTTTACAAATTTGTACCATGCCTGGATAAACTGCTCTATACCATCCATTCTGTTTGACTGTGTATTATTGATTGCATCCAACAGATCTATAACAAGTTCAATATCAGACAACCGCTCATGGTTGTTCGGAAATTCTACAATCGGAATACCACCAAATCCGTGAAGTTTCCATGTATCAGGAACAACCGCACTGTTTTTTATCTTACATTCATAGGATTCCGTGTAGCAGAGTTTGTACCACTCGCCGTTTTCATCTTTTAATTCCTGTACCGCCAAAATCGGTTCTTCGGAACTGCGGTTGTAAATGACAAACGTGTTCAGAGGATTAGGTGCAACCACACGTATAGGCACATCTCCATTCACAATCTGAATAGCTTTGAATGATGTTCCGGTTGCCGACTGCCATTCACCAGCTTTTATGTCTTTCTCATGCTTATTTGCATCTGCTAAGTAATCGTTAAGTTCATCTACTGCCTTATTTACAGCTTCATCATCTTTTCTGCTGACAAACTGAATAGGCTCTCCGTAAGTCTGAGCGACCTTGAATTGCACCCATTCAAAAGAATGGTTCTCTACTACTCGATTGGTGATATCCTCATTTGAAATCTTTGTTCTGTATAGTACCGGCTGGTCTCCTTTGTAGTACTCCCACAAGTACTTGATAACTGGCTTATTGTAATAAAAAACACCGATGCAATCACCGATAACCTTTACAATGTTGTCTTCGGTTATCTGCTCCACATCCGTATATGCAATTTTTCTACCGTGACAACCCTTTACAAGGTCTTGAAATTTCATAGTGTTCATATTTTCACCTACATAAATGTCATTCCGCTGCTTTGGTCTCTTTTTGGAAGTTTCTTGATCTCACGTTCTCCGGTTTCCGTATGGTAAACAACCATCTTATTGCAATTCCGGCATTTATATGTCTTGTCGATGTGTGATTTTGAACTGCATTCACCGACCAACCGTCCGCATCCCGGACAGTACACTCTAATTTTTTGATTAAAAATCATAAATACCTCTTTTCTGCGCACAAAAATACCGCCCTTGCTGATAAGAGCGGTACTTCTGTAGTCTTCACATGATCTGAGGAGGAAATGAAAAATATATTGGAATCTTTCTGCATCTTAATAGTATCACGGAAAAATCGGACATATCGGACAAGTTTATATGGAACTATACGATTTCGTATGTTTTTTCAAATATGTCAGGCTTACATGGATAAAGTTCTCCATTTACACCTTTGATAATATAATCACCAATGTTTGCTTTCATATCTCCTTCCAAAGTTTTAATGAAACATTCATCTTCATTATTAAAATAAATATTTCCGTCATCATAAGCAGATATTCCCCATTCTGGTACACCTCTACAATTTGCTCCAATCTTCATAAAATCTTCGCAATATTCAAATGCTTCAATTACAACAGGTTTCTTTCTATATTTTGCCATTTTTATACCTCCGTATTATTTTAATTTGCCATATATCGGTCAAATGCTTTTCTTACGCTATCCTCTGTGTTTCCACCACCGATTCTATCAGCAACCTTGTTCCATGATAATTTTTCAATAAATCGTAAATTGATGATCCGTCTTATACGACTGTCCTGAACGCTTGCAATAAATTCCTCGACTTCATTATTTTTTTGCAGTAAATCGTCCTCTAAAAGCTGTAAAGTGGCTTTTCTTGAATAAAGTAACGTTCGTTTTCTGCTGTACTCTGGATAAGGAAATCCTTCAATACGAAAATGTTCAGTGCCGCCGCATCCACCTGATACGCTGTCAACAACATTCCCATCCGATTCAATTTTTCTGATATCCGATTCAAGTTTTTTAATCTTCTGCTGTACTTCTTTGATTTCTTCCTGTAAATCTATGTATTGAGATAAAACCTCTTTAGTCACCATAATCAATACCTCCGTCCGAAAGAGAATGGGTTTTGAATTGCTTCTACTTTTGCTACCCTGTTTCCGTTTGTAATTCGCAATGCAAAGTTTGAAAATACATCAGGCACATCATCTAACTGTTTTTTTCCTGAAACAGAATACCTTTTCAGTAACGACATCATTACACCGTATGGTTCGTTAGGCTTATACAATGATGGATCCTTGAATATTACGTGTTGCAAAATCCAGTTAGAGCACTGAAAAATTCTTGCTTCTTTGTTTGTCTCAGTCGGTGTGTCTGTGATGTTGCATATCCATCCTTTGCTCTCTACACGCTTATTTACTTCCATTGCCACACGGTCACCGCCGGCATTACGCTCAAATTCGCACTCTTGCACTTTATTATTAACAAGTACATTTGCAGCATTTTCATACTGCATCTCGTAATCCGCAGTATTGTCACAAACAGCATCCACGCAGTAATAATCTTCTCCGTACTTTTGCAATACCGGAAGAACAAAAAAGTCGGTTCCTTTTCCCTTGGTATCGCATTGCCCGGTAATAATTTCCGGTTCCCCATGTGGCAGATTAAGATAACGTCTGATTTTTTCTTCCGGAAATAACAATCCCTCACGTTCAATAGGCTCTTGCTTGTAAAGACACATATAAGAGATTTCATCCATGAGTAATTGTTGATCTTCAAAAAAAGCAACCGTAAATCCGGAAAATTCGTAGTCAAAATTGCTTAATCCTGTTTTTGGGTCAATATCCGGAACTGCAATTACTTTTACTCTCGGATTCCCTTCATACATATTTTGGATCCGACCGATTACATCATTTACGCTCCACCTGGTAGCAATATGGATCTCTTTGCAATTCTTTCCGTCAGTATCTTGTGTCTTTCTTTGTCTTGCATCTACCGCATACTTGTCCCACAATTTATCCAAAATTATAGGATTCATAGCTTCTTCAATGCCACCGATCATGTCATCTACGAACAAAAACTTTGATGCGCGTACTTTACCAGCATTTTTACTTCCTACGGATGTGCACTGAACGGATGGAAATGGTTTATATTTGCCGATGTTAAACTGCTCCATTTTTGCGTTAGTACTGGTAACAGAAAGATTTGGGAAAATTTCATTCCAAGTGTACTCGTCAGAATTTGTACAAATATCGTACACACCGTCATAGTACATACGTGTAATATCTCCACTGTGGGAGTAAAAAAGGTTAAAATCTCTCGGAAACCATCCTGCTACCAACGCATTCAGCATTTTCTCGACCGTAGTTTTCCCAGCACCAGGGATAAGAGATACGCAGAGGATGTCGTATATATCATCAATCATGCCTTGAATGGCATCCATGAGACCGATTTTAAGAAATTGCTTTCTACGTGGCATATAGAACCGCTCTCTAGGTTCTCTTTTCTTTTCCAAATAGCGGTATGCACTGTCCACAACCTTATTTTGTGCTTCCAGTAGGAGAACATCGTACAATTTATCTGTCAGAGAATAGTGTGTCTTGTTTGCGAAGGAATACTTTTCCAAATCCCATATGGTTCCTCCGGTTCTTTCCATGCAGAAACGCTCTACAATGCCTTTAGAACGGTTTGTTATCTGTAAGCCATAAGTTATATCCTTTTCACCGTTTATAGCCACTCTACAGGCTTCTATGTACGCATCAATGACCTGTTCATCAATTCCCTTGCGCTGTATGTAATTGTCATAGCTGTTTACTGCCGATATAAGGCTCTGACTTGCCAATATAAAAGAGCCTCCTTCCCTAAAATTTTGGAAATTTGGCTCTCTGCGTAGGCACTCTACGACTGGTGCTCTGAAATGCTATATTTATCTGCCATATACGGCATTATTGTTCCACTCGACTTCCTGTTCATCAAGATATTTATGGCGTACCATATACCTCTGTATCTGCGATTCCGGGTAATTTACAATCTGTCCTGTCGTTCTCACATACACATCATGGCTTGCTTCTGCTCCTAAGAGTGATTTACACCAGCTTTTAACCACAACACCTATCTGATTTTCCTCGACAACAACAATATCTCCGAAACAAAATTTCATCGTTCTACTCCGATTATATTGATTTTCCCACACTTTGGACATTTGATTTCAGCCTGTCCGTTGAATTTACCTAACAGGCGGTTGCATTTGCTACAACGATGTTCGGACAGTTTTACATAAAAACATTTTTTCAAATCTCCCTCGTCTTCCTTTGTATCTGCCACGACAATCGGGTCTTCTCCCAGTGTTGTACATTCAATTTTTACATTTTCAATATTCCCGATGTTTTTAGGTGTGACCTGCCGCCACGCATCACGCTCTATGCTATCAATTACTGCTGCCATGCTCATTCTTCCACCAACTTTCTGCCGCATATCGGACAAAATACAATATCAAAGTAGCCTGCTGCCTTACATCCTTTATAAATCACGATACCTGGCGCTTTATCGCCAGTATTCTTCATAATCTGTGCACATGTCAAATTTGTTTCATTCGCACATTTATTAATTTTTATGTCTGCTCCGCAGATTGTATTTTTATCATGCCACTTTTCACAAAATTTACACATGCTTATTTTTCAACCTTTCCATTAACCGTTCACATTTATCAAAATTTTCGCAAGTAATGTTGTTTAAGTATTTTTCGTTTTTGTCAGATACTTTTGTTATATTCATTTGTATCAGTTTCGGTTCAAAATCTTTACAATACTGACAACAATCTTGAAGAATAAGGTGAAATCCATTCATGCAAAATTCCTCCGTAACCCATGCAGACGGAATCGAACCGCCGACACACATCCTATGCGGATGCCGCTCTGCCACTGAAGCTATGCAGGGGAATCGCACCGTAAAACCTTTTATGGCTTGCGCTTGCCATAACCAAATGTGCACCGCCTACTTGTCACTGACTATCCACAATCTCACAGTCTTGTCTGTTCTCTACTTCATAGGCTTGGTTTTCGCTAAACATATGTGGCTTACGTTTTAGCTAGGGAATAGTTGCCGTGGGAGTTGAACCCACCCGACCCAAACAAGGTACGACTACTTTTGAATCTGCAAATTCTACTCGCAGAAGTGTTTTTCGTTGACCGATAATGAGCAACTACTATCCATACATCTCCCATCGACCTGAACTATTGCAGTAGTGCCAGACTAAGTGGAGATAAAGATAAAGTTGGGATGATGGGACTTGAACCCATGACATACTGTGTATAAGACAGCCGCTCTCGCCAACTGCGCTACATCCCAATGTGCGTTTCCATAAGCTGTATGCCTACATTTAAGACGCTGACACAGCGCAACACTTATAGCTATTTTTATTTTCGCAGGGCATCCGCCAGTTACCTGCTAGTCGGTTGCGATCCGACATCGTGGGGAAAGAAGGAGTCGAACCTTCGGTGTTTCTAATGTCACGGTTTTACAGACCGCTGCAATCGCCACTATGCGCATTTCCCCAAAACCTGTGCCGTATAACCACGACTAAACTTCTGGCACACCTATCTGCTACCTACCGATTATTGCAATCACGGTATCGTCTTATCGACGCAGATAAAGTTTTTCACCGCTATATGGTTGCAATGCTTCAAGCGGTTACGTGGAAAACCCTCACGAGCCTTGCGACGGCTCTTAACAGCATTCCGCTATGAGGGGAAAGGAGCATTCCATGTAGATGGAATATTCGCAGATTGCAAAGACCGAAAGAAGAAAACATCTGCGAAACAGGACTACCAGGATTCGGACCTGGGAATGCAGCAGTCAAAGTGCTGTGCCTTACCGCTTGGCGATAGTCCTAAACTCCGGGAGAGAGACCATCTGCTCCCGGATTATTTTTGTGAAACACCCTATCTTTATCTAAAAAAAATTGTCACGCCTGTGTACGGTACTTTGAAAAACTTTGTGTTGTCAAACGCATTATTCCATTTTTCGTTTCCCACACACAGGCTACATACACTCTTGATGCCTTGATTTCTCTGCCACATATCCAATGCCAACACAACACCGGATATTCGGCAATAACAATGGCTTTATGAATTTAACCCATTCAAAATTGTGATATGGGATAATTCGCATAATCTCCGGTAACCACATAGGCTATACCCACGCGAAAGTTATTCCAAATGCAAGGAACATTGCGAACGCAAATAAAATAACTCCGTCTGATGCTGTTTTCTGTTTTGGAGCATACCATAAAGCAGATATTGCTAAAACTGTCAATACCAACGTTGTCATTATTTTTAAAATCATGAATCCAAGCATTTTTTCTTCGTCCTTCCTTCAATTTCATCGATCATTGCCATTACCAGTGCTTTAGCAAACTGGCTATTGTTATGTATTTTAATCAGCAAATTGCCCTGCCGGATAAGATACGACCAGTCATCATCCGTTTTCGGATTAGCGCACTCTTTATGAATTTTCCAAACCTCTGTGTATATCTCTTTAATCTCCGGTGGCAATTCACATTTCTCCTTAACTGGCAAATCTTCTTTAGGATCTTTATCAAGTCTTCTCTTTTGGTGCTCCATCTGACAGCTAACCATTTCCGTAACATTCTCACGTTCTCTCTTGATTCCGTGACCTTGCAGAAATAATTCGCATTGCAGAACTTCACCGCATTTTGAACATTCGTCTTTTATCTCTTTCCCGTAAATCTGCATAAGCAAAATTAACCCTCTGTAATTATATACCCACAATCCGCTAAAATATTTTTAGCTTCCTGCAGTGTAATCTCATTTACGTAAGCGGTAGTCGGTGATACCGTCTTTTTGCCATTAACAGCATCTTTTGTAGATTCAAAATCGACCAGTTCCAGATACTTGTCCAAGTACCACTTAGCTTTCCGAACATCCTCTACACCGTTTTTATTTTCATGCCGGTAAAGATATTTAAAAGCATCGCAAATGCAGAAGTTCTTCACAGTTTCAATCCCCTGCGTCTCAATCATCACATCTATGCACTCATATTTTCCTGTCTCATAATGACTGGGGTGATTTACATTATCTGACATCTAGGTCTCCTTTCTGGATAAAGGTCTTTTTATTTTTGAGGAAATTTGAGGGACTAAGGTAGGGGTTTTTTTCAAATTCTGTCAGACCCCCTCCCCCCCCCGTTTCCATCAACACATTTCAACTATGCGCAAAATTCGTGCTTCGCGCAATCTTTATTGACACATCTTTAACTATCACGTATTTACGCACGTTTCCGTAGTTGTTGCTACTAATTTGCATCTGATGTATTATCGTCATACGCTCCGGAGTCGGTCAACATTGATGTATTTTGTCCATTTGCACCGCCTAACTGTGGCAGATCCGAAGCAGTTAATGCTTGCTTGTGGTTCTGCTGCTCTCTTGATACGCCGGGAAGGTTCCACCCGTAATGCCTATTCAGAATTGCCAGGATTCCAACAGGGTTTCGCTTTGCCGTGGCAAGTTTTGCGCTTAAAGACTCTTCGCGAAAATCCGATATCTTTTTGCCGATGTCAGAACACGATGGACTTAATTTAGTCCCCTCATCTCTCCATGTAGCTACTGTATATCTATCAATACCCGTTAATAAACTAAATCCTATAGCTGATACCTCTTTATCATACATCATACACATATATATATAATAATCACATATACGATTAACTAAATCATAATTATAAGCGTTATAATTACTTACTCCACCTGTAAATGATCCAGTAGTATTTACAAGGTTTTTAGACTTAAGACAGTCAGGCTCATTAAATGCATGACGTTTGATATACATAAGAGCAGCATTCCAAACGCTTTGAGACTCTTGTCTTATATCCTCTATTTTCTGATCTTTGCAGAACTGGGAAAGATATAGATCCATGTCATTCTCATATACCTTGGATGTTTCTGTATTTTCAACTTTTTCCATTCCTGCACCTCCTAAAAATCTGCAATAAAAAAAATCACTAATCCTCACTTAATAGACCCATGTTTTTTTATCTCCTCCACAGATTAGGTAAAAAACATAAATTTACAAAAGTGACAAGCTAGTGACTTCTTGTCGTTTCCGGTCTGCCGGCTCCGGTGGTCTTGGTTACAATCTGGGCGGCTGCGTATCCAGAGGGGGTTGGATTTGCTCCGCTGTCACTCGCACCGTGTTAACGTCGGCTCCCTAACTGCTTTTATCATACCATAAGTGCTATTTATAAATCCACAACAACCTTTTACGCATTTGACAATTTGTTACTGTGGTATGTCTTCCGGTGATCCTGAGCATATAAAAATCATGCGATTAAAAAATATCATCCGGTTAAATTTGACAAATGGGATTATTTAACAGACAGACAGGTAATTTTTGCAGATGGGTACATGGTGGCAGCCGGTCGGCTCTAGAATTTATATATACTTAGTATATCATTGTCTTTCTGCTCTTATTTACTTTTATTTTATCTAACCTTTATTTTATCTAATCTCCTTTTATTTAATCTGCGTCTACAAAATGTCTACAATTTGTCTACAAAATTTAGCACGTTAAAATATCACAGTGAAAATAGATCAAGAAAAGCAGGCTGTTACACCTGCTTAATTCCTGTTTATGCTGTTGCTCTTTCTGTTCTTCTGATCCGTTCCGCTCTCGCTGTGATCCGGTCAATTAACGCCCTGTCACCGTATGCGGATTTGCTGGACAATAACTCCGGATCCGTCATGCTGTCCAGTGCTTGGAGCGTTTCCGCTTGCACCGTCTCCAGTGCTTGGAGTTCTGCCCGGTTAAATTCTTTCAGCCGTTCCGATTCCGTTGTTTCCAGTTGATCCCGATAATACCGGAAAAACTGCCGGACGTTTGAGCGAATCCGGGCGGCTTTCTTTGCTGTGATCTGCTCCGGTGTTCCTGTCATTTCGTTCGCTCCTTTCGTTTGTTTGTATCTTGATTATATATCATGCTATATATCATGTCAATAGGCTATTGCAATTATTTATTGATATTTTTCAAAAATTCTTCAGCATCTACAATCTGTGGTTGCTCCGATAACTTCCGCTCTGCTCTCCTCTGCTCCTGGAGTTGGTGTAATCTTTCGTTTGCTTGCATCAATGCAACCTTTTCTTCTACTTCTGTACGCTCCGCATTTGCCTTTTCTGCGGTCTTTTCCGGCTCTTGCGGCAAATTCTCCGACTTGTTATCCAAAGCGTCTAAATAAGCCAATACAGCCGATACAGCTATATCATTTATATTTATGTCTGATTCTGCCGCTCTGTCCTTTGTGCCTTTTGGTAATCTGATTTGGACAAGATCAAATTTACTACGGTAATTGTTAATTGCTTTGCGTGTGTAATCTGCTGTTCTTGCCATCTGTAAAACCTCCTTATATAAATTGTTTTATCATATTATATAACACTTTATATATAAATGCAATATAATTGTATATATATCATATTATATAATTTTTATATAAACTTTTATATAAAATGTATTGACATATGATATATAACATGATATAGTTATCTCAACAAATAAAAAAGCCGCCCGGGCATCCTGGCAGATAGTCAGGCGGCACCAATCAAAAAAGAAAGGCACCCAAATTATAACACGGGTGAAAAGGTAAAAGCAATATGAGAAAGAATGAATTATTAGAAGCAATCAACAACAGCAAGGCAAGAAGCGCATGGAATAAAGGTGTAAAGATCTATGCTTATGAGCTTGTAGAAGCTCTGGAAGTTGAAGAGATCCCGCAGGACAAAACAGAGTTAAAAAGCCTTTTACTGAATGGCGCCGCTGACTGGAAACAGTACAGTTGGGGCGGCTGCTCTCTGATATATGACTGTGACATTGCAGAACGTCTCTGTTGCCCGTCTGAGTTAAAAAAGGTTTGCGGCGGCGAGAACAAACCAAACAGATCCGAGGAATGGTTAGACACACAGGCAAGAGCATTAAGCCATTCTTTTGATATAATTTATCATATTGTTAAATTTAGCAAGTAAGACAGGCTTACACCGGGGATCGTGCCCCGGCTTGCTTTTACCCGGAAACGGGAAAAATTGAAAATATGGAGGTATTACGCCATGAGCGAAAACGAACGCAGAAAAGAAGAACTAATAAGACGACTGGACAACCTCGAAGCCTGCAAAGATAACCCGGTATACCTTGCAGAGATCAAGAAAATACGCAAAGAACTTGCAGATATAAACTGCGAACAATAGCCGCCGCAGAGAATGCTCGCCGGATCACTACCGGCGGCGGTTTTATGGGTGAAATTTACCCAAAAATTAAAAATAGGAGGTTGCCAGGATGAAAGAAAAGAACCTTGAAAGACTTTACAAGCTGTTAGAGTGTGCGGAACGAGAACACGACACAGAGACAGCCGCCGCCCTGCGGTGGGCAATTTTTGAACTTGAAAACAGATAAAAGACGGCTTACAACCGTCTTTTTGTCGTGTTCAGTGGGATCTGATGCCGCCTGGCGGTCTATTTGTGTTACTCTTCCACCGGATCCGGTCAGATCCTGCACCCGGATATATTGACGGCTTGCGCTGTATTGGTGTACAATCAAATATTACAAAGGGGATTATACAAAATGCGAAAAGTGGGAATTGGTCATGTATATGACATCATGGAAAGCGTATCGGATGCCGGGGAACGGTTGGAAATAGTTATACGGGTTGAGACTGCCGCCGGTGGTCTGTCTCCGAAATCTGCGGAGCTGTTGCGGTCTGCGTATGATTCTATGCTTTCGGCAGTCGGAGACCTTGCGAAAGCTGCGACACGGTGAACGGGTGACAGGTCCAGGGATTGCACTGCAGAAACGAAAAATGTTCCATGCCCTGAAACGGTCTGAAAAAATCTGCGAAAAAACTCTGAAAACGGATTTTTCAGCTTGAAAAGTGCTACCCAGGGGGGATTTAAAATTTTTAGCACGAAAATTGTAGAAAAATTTTTCTTTCAAAAACCTCTGAAAATGAGATTTTCGGTTGAAAATGCAGACCTACGGGGGTATCAAAATAAACACATTAAAATTTTTTCAATACTTCACATCTATTTATCGACAGAATACCACAAATGTGTTAAAATTTTATAAAATTCAAAATGAAAGGGGTAATTACTCTATGAAACAAAGTGGTTTAGGAATTGCTTCGATGATTTTAGGAATCATCAGTATTTTGACAGCTTGTATAGCTTTCGGAATTGTGCCGGGAATTATAGGTGCTGTTCTTGCTATCATTGCACTATGTCAGAAAGACAAGAAACACGGCACTGCTATCGCAGGACTGACTTGCTCTATTATCGGAATTATTATTTTTGCCATTATGGCATTGTTTGTAAATAGTGTATCCGATAGTAACAAGGAATCTACCGGCACACAGGCATCTGTTTCTGCAATACAAGAAAGTTCTACCGCAGTATCAGAAAGTACACCGGAATCAAAGGTTGAAGAGGTAGAAGCACCCAGTGGTACTGTTATTTCTCCCGGTTACACATTCGATGCGGACGGCTTGCAAGTCACTATTAATGATTTTGACCTTGACTACACTGATTATGAGGATGAATACGGTTGGAACGCTCCTGCTGATGGAACAAAATACATTATGATTGATGTTTCCTATCAGAACAACAGTAAAGATGATAAGTATGTAAGCATCTACGATTTCCAGTGCTACGCAGACGATACAGATTGTGAGCAGAATTACAGTGTTGTTGATAGTTCTTCGTTGAATGCGAATCTTTCAAGCGGAAGAAAAACATCTTACAAGATTGCATTTGTAGTTCCGCAAGATGCGCAGAGCATTGAACTGGAATATGAAACAAGCATTTGGACTGGAAACAAAGAAGTACTCAAATTACAATAGAATATAGAATTTTAAGGGCATCCGAAAGGGTGCTCTTATTTTTATGTTGCGAACCTACGTTCTGCATGATATAATATGTGTCAGTTAGGAAGTCTTGCACTACGTCCGGAGAGTGAAAGCTGATTATACAGCCTAGATTGTAACCAAGACCCGGAATAAAGACAGACCAAAAAAAGATTGGAAGTTCGCTACTCCAACAGTAACAGGGGTAGTGGGCTTATTTTTATGCTCTTCTGCCCCATGACAATGTATTTGTTGGAGGTAGAAAATGTTAGTTGAAATCAAAACAGTAAACAAAGAAGAAGTAACCGTTGTAACAAGCCTTGATGTTGCGGAAACGTTTGGAAAAGAGCATAAACGTGTCATGCAGGACATAAGAGAACTTGATTGTAGTGAAGAATTTAGAGAGCACAATTTCGTGCCTATCTCTTATACAGATAGTATTAACAGGAAAAAACCTATGTTTGTTATGACAAGAGACGGCTTTACTCTTCTTGCTATGGGATACACTGGTGAAAAAGCAATGCAGTTCAAGGAAGCCTATATTAAGCAATTCAACGCAATGGAAAAAGCTCTTATTGGCAAAATACGGGAACGTGAAAAAGGAATTGGTGTCCGCAGGGTACTTACGGATAGTTTGCAGAGGACTTCCGAAAATGAACGGATGCACGGTCATGCATACTCTACCTACACCGATTTGATTTATAAATCAGTATTCGGAAAAACCGCAAAGCAATTACGGTTTGACCTTAATATTGGCAACAAAGAAAACATCCGGGATTATCTGACCGAGGAAGAACTACTGTTAGTTCAGAATGCAGAAATGCTTGTAAGTTCACTGGTTGGATACGGTTGGGGATACGGAGAAATTAAGGAATTTTTGGAAAATAAGTCGGTGAATAAACTGGTCGGATGATAGACGCCCTAGATTCAATCTAGTGCATTTTTATTTTTTGAAAAAATGCTTGACTTGTATCTCGAAACATTATATAATGTATCTCGAAACAAGGAGGTGATACCCATAGCACCTAAAAGCAGAGCCGATTACTTCAAAGAGCGAAGAAAGAAAACAAAAAATTTTAGTGTTGAAATCGAAAAGGAAAAGTTTGAGAAGTTAGAGGAAAAACTTTCCCAAAAAGGATTGACTAAAACGAAATGGTTTAACGAAAAAGTTGATGAAGAAATCGGAAACTAAAAAAGAAGGAGCAGCCATACCCGCAAAGTAACCGGCTGCTCCTTTACCCCAAAAGGATTATGTAAATTATAGCACTGCATCTTCCTTTTGGCAAATTATTTTTGATTAAATGGAGGAGCTGAAAATGAGAGAAGAACTTATCAAAAAAATTATCTGTAACCTTGAAAATACCAGCATTCATTTCCTCAAATGCATATTGGCATATACAAATATACTTTGTGATAGATAAAAAGAAAGGAAAAATAATATGGAAAATATTGTAAACGTTGAAGGAACAGAGTTAGATGTCAGAGAATACAATGGTCAGATGGTTGTTACTTTTGACGATATCGACCTTGTTCATAAAAGACCAAGTGGAACGGCTAGAAAAGCGTTTAATAGAAACAAAAAGCGCTTTATAAATGGCGTTGATTATATTGTTTTGGAAAAAGAAAATTCTAATGTCCACCGGGTGGACATTAGAAATATTGATATTCCAAACAGAGGTATTACTGTATTCACCGAAAGCGGATACCTTATGCTTGTAAAACCATTTAAGGATGATTTATCATGGAAAGTTCAGAGGAGCCTTGTCAATGCTTATTTTGCATTAAGAAATCAACATCCAGCACCTACTTCCACCACAGCAATCGAGGAAAAGCCGACATTAGAGTTTGAAACAGACTGGTTCTGCATCAACCGTGGCAAAATCAACTACATCTGCCGTTGCTACGACATTACATCAAAGGAATATATGCACCACTTACTTGAAGTTTTGGGAAGAACGTATAATTTTGATGAAGCAAAGAGAATTTACAGCGCAACGACCGGAAACTGGAAATGCAGAAATTCCGAAGTAATCACCTACTTCCCACAGCTTTCAGAACTTGCATCTAAAATTCTTCAGCAAGATGTTGATAACTGTGCAACAGAAGAGACCCCATAAAAAGGGGTCTTTTCTATGCCATTCTTTTATTCGACGAAATTCGTCGAAAGAAATATTTAAGGGATTATTTTTCCCCTAAAACACATTTTACTGGTATTCTGATTTTGTTAAGCGACACGTTGTCGCTCAATTATTCTATTGTATGTTAAACATACGAAGCAAATCTCAATGTGAATGTCGGTCACATTGCCATTCCAACAATACCTCTTATCAGTTCATCAGCCAGTGCAAACACTTCTCTTCCGTAGGTAGCCAAAAAGTCGGCAACAATTTCTTCTGTCTGAATATCCATAGTCAAATTGTAGGACAGGCAGAACGCATGGCACAATTCATGGCACAGCACACGGTCATAGAAATTGCCATGAATCATATTTGATATGTAAATATCTCTTGTGTTCCTGTCTGTCATGCCAAACGTATATGTACCATCAGAACGCATCAGCATAGGGCTGGGACTTCCTACAAGCCTTAAATTCCAGTCCATTCCATTTATCGTGAACAACTTACCACCTCCAACATAAAAGGGGCTAAATAAGCCCCTTAAGTGTTTTAACCGATTTTTGTTATCAGTGCAGACAGCTTATTCCGCAGTACCGTCTTTTCTTCCGGTGTTGCATCGTTGATGATCTCCGTCATGTCGTTTGCAAGTTCGGTCATGTATGTGTTCAGGTCACGGACTTTTGCTTCTTTGTCCTGCTGTGTATTCGCCTTATGCAGTTCCTTATTTTCCATATAGGTTCTGCGGCTCATTCCACTTCTGCCCTCTCTTGCATCACGCATACCGGATGAAGAAGTTTCCGTGTAGTACATACGTCCCATGTCTCTGTCCATGTCACGGTGATACATTTCCGGAGTCATGTGATAATAGGGTGGTTCTTCATAACCTCTGCGGTAGGTTCCACGACCTTTAGGTGCAAATCTGCCGTCAGCATAGCGGTAATGGTCATAGAACCGTCTTCCACCATCCCAATAACGTTCAAACATTTCCATGTTTTCGTCCGAATCATATTCCTGCATGGTTTTTGTCAGTTCCCGATAGTACATAGCTTCCGATAAGTCTTTCATCATGTCGATGACCTTCCCCATTTCGCAAGTATCTACTTTGTCAATTCCTTTGTCAAACTGCGTTTTAGCGCATTCAGAAAGTTTTTCAATCATTTCATGCATTCTTTTAACATCCATGATTTTTCACCTCCTACGCTTCACGAACGGCAATCAAATTGCTGTTCTGCACTTCAATAGCTTGCGTAGAAGTGTTCTGAACGGCTACCGTACTGCAGCATCCACGAGGAACATCAATGTAAGCCTGCGCAGATACATTGAAGAAATTCTCTACTGCTGCCGGAGTTACAATCATTCTTGTGGACTGTAAAGGTTCCCCGTCTACCGCCAGTGCAAGGGAAATTTCCCCAACAGTTCCACCAGTGGGAATCTGAATGTTACCGGAATAACTTACAAGGAATCTTGCACGACACTGATTAGTGATACCTCTTAACTTCACAATTCCGGATCCCTCTCTGTGAGTGATACAACCACTTCCATTTACGGCAGTTTCGGTAAAAGCAACGTCTGCTCCTGCTGCCACAGTCTGTAATGCTACTGCTGTATATTCAGCCATAATAAATACCTCTCTTTCAAAATCAAAGGGGCAAACCATATAGTCTGCCCCATGTTGTCAGTAATTCTGCATAGCAGACATAACCTTAAGGTTAAGTTACTCGATATGCAGTTTTAGCATCCGCAACCAGTGTTACATCCGCATCCGTAATATACATTAGGGTTGGGAACCTGGTATGCCGGGATGGGTGTAGGGTTCACAGCGTTGATGATCTGCTGTGCCTGTGCACTCATGGCAGTGGTCAGAAGAGCATTCTGACGATCCTGAGAAGCGGCTCTGCGCAGATCGTTGTTCTCTGCCTGCAGAGTAGCGATCTTATCCTGACATAAGTAGTCAAGGATTGCTCTTGTACCGGCATTCTGGCTGTCGATAATATCACGAGTGTTGTTATTCATGGTGTTCTGCAATGCGCAAGTATTCGTTGCCATATTGTAGTTTACACCCTGGATAGCTTCACGGGTATCGCAGCAACATTGCGCTAACTGTGCCTGTAAAGCGTTAGCATTCTGCATTCCTGCTACGGTGTCTGCATTGATAGCCTGTTGGATGCCATATCCAGTCTGTAAAATGTTGGTATTTACGCCATTAAATCCGGTAAGCATACCGTTGTTTACAGCGTAGAATCCGTCACACAGACCGTTGTTGATTCCGTCCAGTTTACCGATGATAGACTGGGTGTCGAACCCTCTTTGCAATGCAGAATCGGTGTAGTAACTGGAATTAGAGCCATTACCGCCCCATCCATTACCGCCCCAACCGCCAAAAGCGAAGAAAAGGACGAAAATAATAATCCACCATGCTCCATCGTCACCCCATGCACCGTTGTTTCCATATCCGCTGTTGGCAGGCATAACAGGCATGGTAAAGGGAGTATTGTTACTCTCAAACATAATTTTTACCTCCATATAAGATTTTTTATACTTAATCTTGCAAGAATTTAGTATCTACTTCATAGGAAACTGACGCTTGAATTTATCAAATTCGGAATCAAAATCCATACCTCGTTCCTTAGCAATATTTCTTCCTAACTGCTCTACTCCAGCAAAATCTCCTTTTTGAGCCATGCCCATTATATTTTTAGCCATAGGGTTTGACATGATCTGACTGTTTCCCATCATATTTTGGATAAACTGTCGCGGATTCCCCATTGTCTTAAGCATCTGCATAGGATTCATCATATTCATTCTGCATCATCCTTTCTTTGCGATTGTGAAGTTTTTCTTTGCGTTTGCGCAGTTTTCAACTGCTCAATCTTTTGCTCCAGTTCATCGAAACGCTTCATAAATACCGCTGTGGCTTCGTCTGATAGGTCAAATTTCGCTTTTTCTGTGTCTGACGGTAAATTGTTAGGGTCTGCATCTAAAACAGGCTTGTAGAACCTTGTATAGATTTTTCCATCTGCTCCCCAGGATTTAGCATAGATCTCCGACAGGTCCTGCTTGGGGAAGAAAGCTGTGTTTCCATCCATAGGAACCTCATTCGGGGCTATGCACTCTTGCGCCGGTACAATACGACCGTACATCTGTACTGCGTTTTGCTGTGGCTGTTGCATAAACTGCTGTGGCTGGAACTGTTCCTGCTGTGGCATAAACTGTCCGTACATAGGTGTTCTATACTGCGGATTGAAATAGTTCGGATTCATAATCGGCTGTGGCATGGCTATTCTCCCTTTCTTCCATTGATTCTATCTGTTTCGCAATTTCAACTTCATCAAGTGTCTGATATGTCGGCTTGTTCATAAGTCCCAACGGACTGAAATTCATAAGCATTACCCGTTTCTCCTAAAACTTCCTCGATCACATGAACCATGATTGATTGATACTTAATCGGCACTTCCCTTGTACGTTCTTTGCTGAATATATGTTCCAGTGTTTCATCAGAAAATTTGAATTTTCCCAT